TCATCCTGCTGTTCGCCGTCTTGGGCGGCTTCCTCTCCGCCGGACTCGATACATTCGGCTCCGGTGTCCTGCTGAACTACAGCCTCGGCTGCTTCTGCGCAGGGGTCTTCGCCCTTGCCGGCTGGAGCATCTTCCTGTCCTACGAAGAGGAGACCTGAGAAGGGGGCGATAAACCCCTTCTCCCCTTCCCTCCTCTTCGTTCTTCTCGCCCCAAGGAGTCACCCATGCCCATGCAGCGCTTCACGCCTGCCGAATACCTGATGATCGACGTCGCCACCTCCTTCGGCCTGGGCAAAACCACTTGGGACGAACGTCTCGAATGGTTCGCCGCCAACGAACCCGAGCTCGCCCGGCTCGCCGCCATGGGCTCGCCCGGAACCCAGTCTCCGGCGTCCCATTCGCTGATCAAAACGGCGAAGGAGCCGGCGCAGTTCTTCGCCGGCGTCAAGGCCTGGGACCGGGCCCGGCGCGGCGATCCCATCAGCCATCTCGTGCATCTCGACGCCACGGCTTCGGGAGCGCAGCTCCTCTCGATCCTGATCGATTGCTTCAAGTCGGGATCGAACTGCAACCTCGTGGACACCGGCCGTCGAGAGAACCTCTACGAGAACCTCTACCAAGCGATCAGCCAGCGCGCTGGCCAGGACCTCGACGTCAGCGCCGACGCCGCCAAGCTCTCAGTGATGAGCTCGCTCTACGGCTCCAAGCGCCAGCCCCGGCTCGCCTTCGGAACCGGGATCGGGCTTGAAGCGTTCTACGACAGCATGACCGAGGAGCTGCCCGGCGCCTGGGCGCTCAACGAGGCGCTGATCGACCTTTGGCAGGCCGACGCGCTGAGCCACGACTGGGTACTGCCGGACAACTTCCACGTCCGGATCAAGGTCATGACCCCGATCGTCCATCCGATCGAGGTCCAGGGCCGCAAGCTCCACGTGACCTCCCTCGTCAACGAGGGCTCCAAGACCGGGCTCTCGCTCGCGGCCAACGTCACCCATGCGGTGGACGGCATGGTGGTGCGCGAGATGACCCGGCGCTGCTCCTACGATCCCGAGAAGCTCGGCGCGCTCCGCGCCACGCTTGACGAGATCGAACGCACAGGCACTTACTCGACCTCGGGCGAACCCAGCCCCGACGCCAAGTTGGTCACCACCCTCTGGAGCCACTACCTGGAATCAGGCTTCCTCTCAGCCCGGATTCTGGAGCTGCTCGACACCGAAACGCTGCACCTCGTCAACGTCCATGCGATCGCGGCCCTGGTCGCGACGCTGCCGAAGACGCCCTTTCCGCTGCTCTCGATCCACGACTCGTTCGCCTGCCACCCCAATTACGCCAACGAGGTGCGGCGACAATACAACCAGGTTCTCCACGACCTGGCCAAGAGCGAGATCCTCGCCTTCGTCGTCTCCCGGATCACGGGGCGCCCCACCGCCGTCGCCAAGTTCGGCGGCGATCTGGCGAGCCACATCCTGGAAGCCAACTACACGCTCTCCTGAGCTTAATCTCCATATCCTTCGTAAGAGGGGTATGGGGATTTTTTATTTATTGAGAAAGAAAGCGAAAAACAATAATTTCTTTTTTCGGTCTATTCTCGTGTGATTTAACCTTGCCTGGCCGCAAGAAGGCCCTCGGCGGCTTCCGAAAGTTTCCGCCCAGCGATGCAAGCAGCGATCACATCAGAAGCAACCCAAGGGGCCCTCAATGCGAAGACCACGAACCTTCGTGAGGGTGGATAGAGGTCAAACCCTCCTCCTCAAACCCCAAGAGCCGCTGCTTTTTTTTTCAGGAGACTCTCGCCATGCACGCCGCCTTCACGCTCTCCGATCCCCCGGAGCTCAGCATCACCGAGACCGTGACGATATCACTCGAAGACGCCGAGCGGATCGTGCGCGCCTACGTGACTTACACGATGAACTGGGACCCCCAGAACGTCGGGATCGTCACCGACGCCCGCACCGACCAGTTCTTCGTCGTGAGCCACGTCCGGCACCTCGACTAAATCGTATCGACCGCCTCGGTTCTCCAGAAGGAGCCACCCATGGAACCCCTCGATAGGCGCGCCGCGGTCGCCGCCGGAGCCGCCCTGATCCAGGCGGAGCACGAGCCCCTGCAAGCGGTCCCGACCCTGATCGTCGCCGCGTTGATGCTCGCTCGCCTTCGTGGCGTAGGTTCCGAGGTGATCAAGACCATGATCGACGATCTTGAGGACGTAGCTGAACTAACCATTCTCGAAACGGTGACGCGGAAACGGCTGAACCATAAAGACTGAACACCAAGGCAGTTTTTCTTTTTTGGTTCTTCTTTCCCCCGGGCGCATGCGCCCGGGTGACGGCCCGATCGCTTTCCAACCCAGGAGCTTCTTCTTATGACCATGCTGACCATGACCCCCGCCGAAGTGCGTCAGGGCATCATCGACTGCTTTCAGGCCGGAGTGGTCCCCTTCGTCACCTCGAGCCCGGGCATGGGCAAGTCGGCGATCGTCGCCAAGCTCGCCCAGGATTTCGGCCTCGAGCTCATCGATCTGCGGCTGAGCCAATGCGCTCCCGAGGATCTGATGGGCCTGCCCATGCGCCTCGGCCAGGGCCGGGAGACCAAGGCGATCTTCGCCCCGTTCGAGACTTTTCCCACCGAGACCACCGAGATCCCCGCGAACAAGAACGGCTGGATCCTCTTTCTCGACGAGATGAACTCGGCGGCGAAAAGCGTGCAGGCGGCGGCCTACAAGCTCGTGCTCGACCGCATGGTGGGCCAGGCGAAGCTGCATCCCGAGGTCTTCGTGGTGGCCGCCGGCAACCTCACCACCGACCGAGCGATCGTCAACCCGATGTCGACGGCGATGCAGTCGCGGCTGATCCACATGGAGCTGGCGCTGAGCCACAAGGACTTCATGGACCACGCCGTCGCCGCCCGGTTCGATTCCCGGGTGCTCGCCTTCCTGGAGTTCCGTCCGGGGCTCCTGCACAAGTTCGACCCCGACCATGTGGACCGGACTTTCCCCTGCCCGCGGACCTGGGAGTTCGTCTCCAAGCTCATCGACGGCAAGCCCAGCAACAAGATCAACCGCACGCTCGTCGCCGGCGCCGTCGGCGAAGGCGCGGCCGTGGAATTCGCCACCTTCCTTGAGGTCTATGCGAGCCTGCCCTCCTACGAGGGCATCTGCGCCGATCCCAAGGGCGTCCCCGTGCCCACCAACCCCGGCACGCTTTACGCGGTCTCCCTGCTCATGGTCGATCGCTTCACCCGCACGAGCTTCCCCCAAGCCGCCATCTTCATCAAGCGCCTACCGCCGGAGCATCAGGTGGTCTACTGCCGCGGCATCCATCGGCGCGATCCCGAATTCCAACGCAATCCAGACTTCGTCGAGCTGCGCAAGACCTTGGTGCGCTACCTCACCGAAGACGACGCCGAGACGAGCATCCTCGTGGCCTGACGGCCGCGGGACCCCAAACTTAACCGAAGAACACGCTCAAAACGCCAGCGTTGAAGCCGAAGGGAGATAGGAACATGGCCGCAAAACTATGGGACTTAAGCGAGCCGCAGGAGCGCGTCGCGGTTGCCATGTGGCAAGCAGAAGCTGTTCGAATCGGACCGCCATCCGTAGCGCGCTGCCGAACTCGCGAAACGTTCCGAGATGAGAGCAATGACACGCGTCATCTTTGGCTCGAGCGTGCGGCGGTTGCAATCGATGCTCTCCTGTCCCCGGCCAAGATCGACGAGGGCGTCGACTCCGACGTCGCCGCGGGGGTGTGATCACGAAGGAAAAACGCTTCGCGAGCCGCGCCGACGTTTTACGTGATCTACGTTGACGGCGAGGAGCGCAACCTCGGCGCCCGGAGCTGGACCAGCTACACCCTCGCTAACGAGATCCAGAAATTCCTCACCGCAACATCGCCTAGTACGACTCAAGGGGATAACTCATGCTAGTCGACCGCGCAGGAGACTCAACGCCATGAGCATCTACGACGACGTCTTGCAATTCTACTGGGAAGAGTTCCAGGGGTCCTACTGGACTCCTGTCGCCGCTCCCGATCGTCCCGCCGTCAAGAACGGCCGACTCCATTCTCAGAGCAACGGTGTCGGCTCCGAGATCCGCAACCTGCGAGAGATCGCCCCCGAGCACCGGAAATTTCCCCTGGACGCGCTCCAGGCCGTCTACGGAACGCGGCCGTGAGCTTCCAGAACGCTACCAACCGCGGTCGCGTCGAGAAGATGCTCGAGTTCCTCGACTTGATCGAGAAATCGGCCGTCGCCAACAAGACCCCGACCACCGACGTCCAGGACCTGCTTAGGCCCGTGCTGGACCGGCTCTACGGCTCCGAGCCCGCCGTCCTGGCGGCCCTGGCGCCCGTGGCCGTCCAGGACGCGCCTAGCGCCGCGCAGGCCCTGCCGAAGCCCGGCAGCCACGCGCTGCGCAACACGATCCGCGAGCTCGCCGAGACAGCCGAGCTTCAGGAGCTCGGCGTCGCAATGGCGGTCTACGCCACCCGCATCGACACAGCGCTCGATGCGCTGCGCCGCCAGCCCCGATCCGCCCCTGATCCGAAGGAGCCCGAGTGATGCCCCGGTTCAAGATCCACGTCCGACAGTACGTCGAGGAGGTCGCCTACATCTACGTCGAGGCCGAGACGCCCGAGGCGGCGATCGCCAAGGCCTCCGAGGGCGACCTACGCGACCTCTGCGACGACGCCAACACCTGGGCAAACGGCGGCGACGCCCTGGACGCCGAGATCTACTCTGTGCTCGACGCGGACGGAAACGAAGTGTGGGCGCGATGACCGTCCGCAAGTTCCTCGACATCTCCACCACCCACGCCCCGAACGAAGCGGCCCTTGACGACGTGCTCGAGCGCTTCGGCAAGGGCCGCTACGACGACGTCGGCGGCTGGGTCTACGTGCGCGACCCGAACCAGCGGGGGTACTGGACCCAGTCCTATCCCGACTGGCTGAGCGTCATCTGCGCCAAAGCGCATGAGCTCGGCTGCGACTACATTCTCTTGAACCGCGACGCCGACCAGCGCGCCGACCTGCCAACCTGGGAGTGGTGAGGATGCCCACGTCGAGTGGTGCGCGGCGGTCAACGCCGAATGCCCCAAATACAGGGCCACCTTCGGGCCCACCACCTGGGAGCATCTTTCATGACCGCCGCCTAGCGCGTCTATGTCCTCGACGAGCGCCTCCCATACAAGGACAGTTTTCATGCCCAACGCCCCTTGGGACGGCACGCCGGTCCCCGAACTTTCTGCGCTCGATCGCATGTTTTCCAAGACCAAGGGCCAGATCTTCCTGCACGGCAAGGCCTCGGGTTTTCTCGGCTCGCTGCTCTGCTCCCATCGTTTCGTCTGGGACGAGGAGCATTTCACCGTCTGGTGCAATGGCGAGACCATTGCTTTCAACCCGCGTTTCTTTCTCTGGCTGAAGCCGGAAAGCAGGCTCACCGTTTTGGCTCACGAGCTTCTACACACGGCTTTCGATCACATGGGCCGCCGCGGTGATCGCTGTCCGGACTACTGGAACCAGGCGGTCGACCACGTGGTCAACAACCTCCTGGTCGACTGGGGCTTTGACTTTTCCCAGCTCATGGGGATCAACCCCTGCCTCGACCGCAAGTACGCCGACATGACCTCCGAAGAGGTTTACGCTCTGCTCGGCCCGCCGCCCGGCGGCGGCGGCTCGGGACAGGCTGGCGCTTCGGGTCCCGGCAGCCCTACCCTCGATCCGTCGAATCCGATGCACGGCGACGTGCGCAACCCCCCAAATTCCACCGCGGCCGCCGACGTCAAGGCCAAACAAGTCGCGGCGATCCAGGCCGCGCAGATGGCCAAGGAGGCCGGTGATCTTCCCGGCGAGATCGTCCTTCTCGTGGAGAAGTTCCTCAACCCGATCCTGCCCTGGGAGAAGCTGCTTGCGCGCTTCTACACGGATCTCTCTAAGAACGACTTCTCCTGGAAGCGACCCTCGCGGCGCTACGAGGACGAGTACCTGCCCTCCCTCGACGGGGACAACCGTCTCGAGCACCTGATCTACTACATGGACGTCTCGGGCTCGGTCTCGGACGACGAGATCCTGCGCTTCTTCTCGGAGGTGAAACACATCCACGCCGAGCATCAGCCGCGCAAGATCACCCTCGTCACCTTCGATGAGATGATCCAGAACGAGCTGGAGCTCGCCTGGGACGATCCGTTCGACAAGATCGAGATCACGGGCCGGGGCGGCACGTCGCTCAACCCGGTCTACCAGCACATCCTGGACCATCGCCCGACGGCCGCGATCATCTTCTCCGATCTGATCTGTCACCCGATGAAACGCGATCCACGCTCGCCGTTGCTCTGGGTCGTTGTCAACAACAAGGCTGCCAAGGTTTATCATGGACAGAAGATCCACATCAACGTGTGACCGACCCTCCGCATCACCGCGTTACGCCGATTTCGGTTGGGAGCTGTTTTTGGACGCCCTGGCGCAGCGCAATCCCGACGCGCTGGATCAGGGCCTTCAAATCATGGCCCGTGCCACCCGACCTACGGAGGACGACCTGCGATGAGCACGCACATGATCGGCGTCAACACCGCCAACGCGCTGGCCAAGCGCATCGGCGCCTATGCCCAGATCCATGGCGACCGGCTGCGTATCATGAAAGACGGCGTCGAGCTCGGCAGCACCCTGCTCGACGACGACAGCTTCGTCTCGCGGCATGCGATCGAGATGATCATTAACAACGCCGTCCAGGAACCACAGCGGTAACCGGCCCTTACGCCTGTATTTCCAAATACAGGTTTCGCCCCATCCCGGAGAAACTCGCCATGTCCCCTGCCCCACACTTTTTTCGGACCCTGGCTCTCTTCTTCGTGACGTTGGTGATCGTCTGGCATCTCGGCGCCCTCGGCGCCGAGATGACCCATCTTGCCAAGTCCCACGCCAATGCGGTATGGAGCGAAAGGCAAACCGAACCACACCACAGCACTTCCAGCGATTGGGATGTCCGGCCATGATCGTCAACCGCCACGAGCTCGTTCTCAAGTCCCCGATCAAGGACATGAGCTTCACCAAGAACAAGGCCCACGGGGTTTCCTGGGGCCTCTCGGAGGCGGGCTACGACATCCGGATCCGGCAGAGCGTCACCTTCGATCGCTGGAATCCCCGCTCCAACGCCATGCACGTCAAGACCCAGCAGGGCGAAGACGACGTCGAAATCCGCCGCGGCCGCTTCGTGCTTGCCTCCTCCATGGAGGAGTTCGTCATGCCCCAGGACCTCGTCGGCGTCGTCCACGACAAGTCGACCTGGGCGCGGCAGGGGCTCTCGGTTTTCAACACCGTGATCGAACCCGGCTGGTCGGGCGGACTCACCCTCGAGCTCGTCTATCACGGCCAGAGCCGGCTCCACGTCCCCGCCGGCGCCGGCATCGCCCAGGTCCTCTTCTCGCGGGTGCAGGTGCCCGCCGCCTATGCCGGCAAGTACCAGGACCAGTCCACCGACCCCGTCCCCGCCATTCTCGAGGTGTGATTCCCATGGTCGACTTCGTCATCGACATCGACGGCACCTTGGCCGACGCCAGCCACCGCCTGCACTGGATTCAGGACCCCGCTTACTGGGACACCTCCAAAACGCCGCCGCGCCCCAATTGGAGCGAATTCCTCGACGAGGCTCGTGTCGGGCTCGACGCAGACAACACCGTCGTCTGGAAGGTGATGGCGGCGTTCTGGAAGAGCGTCTGGCCCAATGGACGGGGCATCTTCATCACGGGCCGCAACGAGAATCAGCGAAAGATGACGCGGACCTGGCTCCAGTACACCTCTCGGCCGTTCGGCCTACACGAGCAAGTATCGTGGGCACCTCTCTACATGCGCGCCGACGGCGACCGGCGTCCCTCCGACGTGGTCAAGGGCGAGCTGCTCGATCAGGCCCGAGCCGACGGCTACGACCCTATCCTCGCCTTCGAGGATCGCAAAACCGACGCCGCCATGTGGCGTGCCAAGGGCCTGACCTGCTTTCACGTCGCCGAAGGGGATTACTGACTTTACAGGCAGCAATCCCAATTCAAGTAGATATCTAAATGCCCGACCACGAACTCGCTCAGGCCATAAAAGAGGCGTGGGAAACTTTCGTTAATCTCTCAAAGAACGCGAAAACTCAGCGCATTCAGGTGGAACTGAAAAGATTTTCTGTTTCAGCTCCGCTGGACGACCCGAACTACTTTGTCATGAGCGTCACCAAAAGGTTCTGAACCAATGACCATTACCGCCAAGAGCATTCTCTCCTCCCGCAACCAGACCACCGGCGTGCGCATCGACACGATGTTGTTGCGCTACCCGCGGTTCATCCATGCGGAGTTCATGACGCACCGGGTGTTCTCGCGCAACGCCAGCTCCTCGCGGGCGATTCCGGTCGAGCGCCTGATCCAAGACGTGATCGACAACACGGCGATGCCGATCCACTGGGGTAAAAACCAGCCCGGGATGCAGGCGCGAGAGGAGCATGACGCGTCGGTGCGACTCTACATCGGAGACGATGAAGATCGGACGCCCGTGGAGGACGAATTTGAACGGCACACGGCTTGGGACTTCGCCCGGGACAACGCCATCAACGTCGCCCGTGCTTTTGCCGCTGCCGGCTACCACAAGCAGATCGTCAACCGGCTGCTCGAGCCCTTCTCCCACATCAACGTCGTGGTCACCGCGACCGAATGGGAGAACTTCTTCAAGCTCCGCGATCACGAGGACGCCCAGCCGGAAATCCGCGCGCTCGCCCAGGCAATGAAAGCGGCGATGAAAGCGGCGACAGTGCAGGCGCTCTCTCCTGGCGAATGGCACATACCCTTCATCACGTCTCAGGACCAAATCGACGTTCCCGAGCGCGATCTGCGTCTCGTCTCTGCCGCTCGCGCAGCCCGGACGTCCTATCTCGCCCACGACGGGCGCAAGCCCGTTCTCAAAGAGGATCTGGCTCTGGCCCGGAAGCTTCTCTCGGCCGTGCCCATGCACGCCTCCCCGTTCGAGCACCAAGCCATGGCCATGAAGGACTATCGTTACTGGGCCAACTTCCGCAGCTGGCGTCAGCAGCGCTGGGATCTGGAGAACCCGGCATGAACCCTCTCATGTTGATCTTCCTCAACCCGTTGTTCTGGCAGAAGCTCTTCCAGGCAAGTCTTCCGATACGCGCAGCGGCTCCGCAGGAGGGACAGAGCGATGGGTGAGTGGAAGCCGATCGATACCGCGCCAAGGGATGGGACCTGGATCGTCTTGGGCAAGGCCAACTGGCTCTTGTTCCCCAAGGCAAAATGGGGACCCTTCGGACCCGGAGAGGACGGTCCCTTTGATGGGTGGTTGTTCGCGGAAGAACACACCCCCTGCATTGTGCCCAATGTGGACGGCGAGCCGTTTCTCGGCTGGCAGGAAGACATCGACGACGCGAACATGCCGACGCATTGGATGCCTCTTCCTCCCGAGGACATCGCTCTATGACCGCCATCTACACGATCCGCGTCGATGATGCGATCGAAGGCTCGATCGCCTACCCGACCTTGCGCGAGGCTCGTGAGGCGCAACGTGCCTTCGGAGTCGACGGTCCGATCTCGCGCATCCAAATCGGCAAGATCCCGCTCCGCCGGCTGCTCTGCGCCCTCTACAACCGCGAGGGCTTCGCCGCCAAGCAGGAGGAAGCGCCATAGCATCTCCCAGCCGGCGGTGGTGCCATAACACCGGCAGCGATGGGGCGGCAGGATCGTCATACGCCTGGCTCCTTCCCGGCCCTTCTCACGGGTCCGCCTGACGTCGCAACTATGATAGATCCGGGGGAGCGGGCCCCGGATCTATCACCCCCTCTGCCCCGGCGCCCTAGCGTAAGAACAAGATTCGTGACACGAACCAAGAAGATCCGGGTTCTCGAGCTGGCGCCGTCGGAGCACACGGCATCGAAGCCTGCTGAGCTCATCCAGATCCGCGGACACGACGCGCTGTCGCTCACCGCCCGGCGCGCCATCACCGTGCTCTGGCACAACGCCCATCGCCAGGGCATCGAGGACGGCAAGACCTACCAGATCCAACTCAACCAGCTCACCACCGAGCGGCACAAAGGCCGGGAGAGCGTCGTCGAAACCATCGAGGCGCTGATGACCACCCTGCTCGTCGTTCCACTTCCCGGTGGCAAGACCCGGCGCGTCCAGGTCCTCGGCGGCACCGACATGGACAGCCCGGACCGCCCAGGCGGCACGCTCTCCTACAGCTTCGACTGGAGGCTCATCGAGATCCTGCGCGACAGCGGCATCTGGGGACGCATCTCCATCCCCACCTTGATGGCGCTCTCTTCGAAATACTCGATCTCGCTCTACGAGGCCGTGGCGCAGTGGTTCGGGCTTCGCGGCAAGACCGCGAGCCTTTTCACCCTCGACGAGTTCCGCGCCCTCCTGGGCGTGCCGTCCGAGGCCTACGCCCTTTTCGGCGACCTCAACCGCATCGTGTTGAAACGGGCCGTGGCGGAGATCAACGCCCTCGCCCTCTTCAACATCGACATCCAGCCGCAGAAGACCGGCAAGCAGGTGACGCATCTCCTGCTCAGCTGGTGGCCGAAGACTCCCGAGGAGCAATGGCAGGCCTCGGTCGAGGTCTCTCGTCCCAAGCCCGGTCGCCGGGCCCGCATCTCCGGCGCCGTCGACCGTCTGGTCGAGCCTGTGGATAACGGGGATAACTCCCCCGAGTCTTCGTCGTCCGTCCCCGGATCTATCATAAAAGGATCCCCGGATATGTCGTAGCAGGCCCCAAATCTATCGCAGCAGCCCCCGAATCTATCATAGGATCGGAGCTAGAGGTTCGGAGCCAAAGGAAAAATCCGCCTCGAATCTCTGAATCCTGAAAGAGAAAGAGAATCTCTCACCATGCTCTCTCCGCTCTCTCTGGACGACCTCCACGATGACGAGGTCATCGCCGACGACATCGCCGACGAGATCGAAGCGATCGCCTCGGACGTTTCACGCAAAACGGACGTCGTCGACCAGATCCGGGTACTCAATCGCACCGTGAAGCCCCGAAGCCCCCTTACCGAAATTGAAGTGATCCTCTGCGCTGCAGACAAGAATCATTTTTGGATCCAGGCCTATGAAGACGCCGTCGTGATCAAGCTCAATCGCTATGGCGTGCGCCTGGTCGAACGCAAACCGCGCAGCGTGATCCTCGAGATGAACGAGACCAAGGCCATCACCTACGATCTGGTCTGATCTGTCACACCACACCGAACCGAACCAACCAACCGAGAAGCGGAGACGCCTCATGCCGAGATACCGCATCAAGCTGGAACAGTGGGTCCAGGAAGTCGCCGAAATCGAGATCGAAGCCGATACCTTGCTCGAGGCCCACCAGGCCGCGCTCGATCATCCCGATCTCGACTGGTCCGCCGGCTCCGAAGGAACCTCCGATCCGGAGGTCGTCTTCCACAAGACGGTCGCGCTCGACCCCGCGATCGAAGAACGCTGACGCCCTATGGCGGAGACGCAAGGAGGAGGGGCGAACGCCCCTCCTCCTTGCTCCCTTAGCTTCGCTCCCTCACCCTCCCAGCGGGGCCGCCTGACGCCCCCGCTTCACCGCCTCCCGACGCACTTTCTCGTAGACGTCGAGCATCACCGAGAGCATGTCCCCGTTGGTTCGCCGCTCCCGCTGGCAGAGCTCCCGAAACCGCTCGTAGGTCTCCTCGGGCATGCGTACCGACATCTGCACCGTCGGGTTGGCCTCGTGCCGGCTGCGGCGCCAGGACTTGACCACAGGCTTCCGAAACGTTTCCGGGCCCGGGACGTCGGCGGCATCGGCGGCATCCTCCAGGATCTCCGTCTCCGGCGCCTCGAGACCCTCTTCCCCTTCAGGCGCCTTGGGATTGACGGCCTCGGCCAGGGCCTTGAAGTCGAGCTTACGCATGGCGAACCCCCTCGCGCTCCTTGGTTCGGGTCTTTCGCTCGGCGCTCCGCCGAGCGATCTTCAGCCATTCCAGCAGCTTCATCAGCTCCTCGGCGAAGAGCTCCGCATTGCTGATCGCCCGCGCCACGCCCGACACCTCGTTCGGATCCATGTCGTAGAGCGTGCCCCCGAGGTTGTGCAGGGAAGCGATCGCGGTCCGGGCATGCAGCTCGGTCTCGAACGCCCCCACCCGGTCTCGCACCTGGGCGTTCAACGAGCGCGCCAGGCGCGACTTCACCGCCGCCTGGGTCCGGGCGAACAGGATGCGCACCGGAATCTCCCGGCGCGTCGCCTGGCTCTCCAGGCTCACCTGAGCCACGGTCTCGATCGCCGCTTCGGCGTCCTGCTGCTCGTCGCCCATGGGCACGATCACCAGATCGCTGGCGCCGATCGCGAAAGCGTTGAGCCGGGTGGCCGCGCCTTCGAGATCGACGAGCACGAACGCCGCCTCTTCCGCCGCCTTCCGGAGCTCAGCCCGGATGAGCTTTTCTCCTTGGGTGGCCTGCACCTTGAGTCGCCCGGGCAGCCGGGCCTTCTCCGCCCAGGAGAGCAATCTCCCGGCCGGATCCGCATCGATCAGGATGACCTTGCGCTCGCGCGCAAGCGTGGTCGCCAAAATGATGGCAGACGTCGTTTTGCCCGCGCCCCCTTTCGAGGACGCGAAAGTAATGATAGGCATAACGCCATTCTCCAGTTTTCCCACGAACACGCTGCTTCAACCGCCCCCGGACTGTCAACAAGAAAATCACACCGAACCCAAGCAAACCGACCCGCCAGGAGCCTTTTTCCGATGAGTGCTGCTTTTCCGATGCCTGCTGCGGCTTCTGCGAGTAAGCCACCATTCCGCCTGACCCGCGACCAGCAGACCGCCGTCGACGCCTTTTTCGACTTTCTGTTCACCCCAGCCCGGTGCTTCGGCATCTCCGGCACCGCGGGCACCGGCAAGACCTTCCTGATGGGTCACCTCGCCGACAAGGTGATGGACCAGTACCAGAAGTCCTGCGCCTTCATCGGCGCCAAGCCCGACTATGATGGCGTCGTCTTCACCGCCACCACCAACAAGGCGGCCGAGGTCCTGAGCCAGGTGCTCGGCAAGGACGTGCGCACCATTCACAGTTTTCTCAACCTCAAAGTCGAGGAGAATCACCTCACCGGCAAGACCAGACTCTCGCGCACTCGCCAGTGGAAAATCCGCAACAACCTCGTCGTCTTCATTGACGAGTGCTCGATGATCGACCAGGCGCTCTACGGCGAGATCGTCGCCGCCCTGCCCGAATGTAAGCTCGTCTTTGTCGGCGACCATGCGCAGATGGCGCCTGTCGGCGAGCACCGCTCCTGCCTCTACGATCATCTGGAGCCGACCGACTTCGTTACGCTTGTCGAGCCCGTGCGCAACGCCGGCCAGCCCGCCCTGGTGGCGTTGTGCGCTCAGCTTCGCGAGACCGTGGAGACCGGGGTGTTTCGCCCCATCGAGCCCGTCGACGGCGCGATCTACTATCTCGACGCCGCGGAGATGAACGAAGGCCTCCACTACTTTTTCCGGGAGCTCGATCCCTCCTGCCGGGTGCTCTGCTTCACCAATTCCCGGGTCCAGGATTACAACCTCTACATCCGCGAGACCGTGCGCGGTCGTCCTCCCGAACCTGTTCCCGGCGACGTGATGGTGATGGCCCAGCCCTACGCCAACGGCGCATCCACCATCAGCGTCGAGAGCGAGCTCGAGATCCTCAAGATCGGGGACTCCTACCAGTTCAACGTCTCCCTCGACAAGAACGGCGTATACCCCATTCTCTGTCGGGACGTCGTCGTGCGTCGCTCCGGGGACCGCAGCGAGATCACGCTACGTCTTCCCGAAGATCCAAGACAGGTGACCACGCTCACCAAGCATCTGGCACAGAAGAAAAACTGGAGCGCTTATTTCGACGTCAAGGGGTCCTTTGCGGATCTTCGTCACAAGTCCGCTTGCACGGTCTACAAGGCTCAGGGTTCGACCTACGACCAGGTCTTCGTAGATCTGAGCAACATCGGCACCTCCTATGACGCCGCCCAGGTGGCGCGCATGCTCTTCGTCGCCGTCTCCCGCGCCCGCTCCACCGTCTACTTCTACGGCCGGCTTCCCGGACGCTACCACGATTCCCAAGGAGAGGCTCTATGGGCCGCACCCGCGCCGCCAGCTCCCCCTGCCTGATCTTCACCGAGCCGATCGCCCGTCAGCTGGTCGCTCCGGCCAAGCGCGCTCTTCTGGAGTGCAAGCGCACGCTCATCGAAGCGCACGCCCAGGCCACCGGCGACGTCAACGGCTTCCTCTACGGCGGCGTCTACCACACTGAACTGTCCCCGAAGCATATCCGCAGCGTCAAGAAGACGCTGATCCACGTCTCCCTGCGCGCCCGGGCCCAGGCCTATAGCGACGCCTGCCGCGCTCAGGAGCGCGAAAAGATCCTGATCCTCAACGGGCTCTCCACAATCCTGCGCTACTGTTTCACGTTCCAGGACGCCCGGGACATGCTGCCGAGTTTTCTGATCCAAGGTGTGCCGGAGCTCGCCTCCCTGCCCCGCACCCGGCCCGAAGGCTTCCTCTACGAGGGCAAACCCCTAGCTCAGGAGCAGTTCCAGCACATCCTCCGGCTCCTCGAGCTCCACGCCTCCAATCGGATTCTGTGACCCCTCATGCGCTACCAGACCTTTGACGACACCCCGCGGACGAGCTACGAGATCGCTGTTCTGACCCCCACCCTCGACGCGGCGGCCATCCGACGCGAATACATCGAGGCCCAGACGCTCGATCCGGCTGAGGTCATCGCTTACGAGCTCGTCAAGACTGGCAAGAAGACCTCGGCCGCAACCCAGCGCGCTTATCTCGACGAGCTCTTGCCGATCCTCGCCGAGCTCGGGGTGAAGTACCTCATCGTCGGCGACACCGAGTATTTCAAGACCCTGGCGGGCGTGCCCAAGGCCGAGGCCTATCTCGGCTACGCGCTCCCCTCGGTCTTTCCCGACGGGCTCCAGGGCGCCTTCCAGGTGCTCTACGCGCCCAACTTCCGCCAGGTCTTCCACAACCCCGGCCCCACTAGGGCGAAGATCGCCCAGGCCTTCGACGCGCTCTGGAGCCACCGTCATGGCCGCTACCGGGATCCGGGCTGCGGCATCATCTCCCATGCCGCCTACCCCACCGAGCCCGCGGACATCGCCGCCTGGCTCCAGAAGCTCCTCGACATGGACGTGGACTTGACCGCGGACATCGAGACCTTCTCGCTCAAGCATCCGACGGCGGGGATCGGCACCATCGCCTTCGCCTGGTCCAAGCACGAGGGGGTCGCCTTTCCGGTCGATCTCGGATCCAACCCGCCGGCGGTGCGCAAGCTCCTTCTGAAGTTCTTTCGGGAGTTCCAGCGCAAGCTCGTCTGGCACAACATCAGCTTCGACGTCTATGTGCTGGTCTACCAGCTCTTCATGAAGGACCTCTGCGACACCGAGAGCCTCCTGGACGGGCTGGAGGTCCTGCTCAGGAACTGGGACGACACCCGGCTCATCGCCTATCTCGCCACCAACTCCTGCGCCGGCAACGAGCTGGGTCTCAAGGCGCAGGCCCAGGAGTTCTCCGGGAACTACGTCCAGGACGAGATCAAGGACATCGCTCGGATTCCCTTGCCCGAGCTCTTGCAATACAATCTCGTCGACGCGCTTTCCACCTGGTTCGTCTACGAGAAGCGCTGGCCCCAGCTCGTCGCCGACGAGCAGCTCGAGATCTACGAGACGATCTTCAAGCCGGCGATCTGGGACATCATCCAGATGCAGCTCACCGGGCTGCCGCTCGACATGGACCGAGTGCGCGAGGTCAAGACTGTTCTCAACAAGGACGCCGCCAAGGCTCTCGACGCCATCCAGACGCACCCGCTCGTCGAGGAGATGACTCACATCCTCAACGTCGAGCACGTCGAGGCGCGCAACGCCGAGCTCAAGAAGAAGCGCATCAAGCTCGGCGACGAGCCCCAGACGTTCAACCCCAACTCCGGACCGCAGATGCAGCGGCTGCTCTACGAGCTCGCCGGCCTGCCCGTGATCGAACGTACCGAGACCGGCCAGCCCGGGACCGGCAAGGAGATCCTCGAGAAGCTGAAGGCCCACACCCAGAGCCAGAAGCTCCGGGATCTGCTCGACGCTCTGCTCGACCACGCGGCGGTCGACAAGATCCTCACCGCCTTTATCCCGGCCATGGAGGAGGCCACGCTCGGGCCCGACGGGGTCTACTACCTCTTCGGCAAGTTCAACCTCGGTGGCACGGTGAGCGGAAGGCTTTGTGTGGCGGGAGACACCCAGGTGATGACCGAAGACGGGCCGATCACCATCTCGCAGCTTGTCTTGGAGGAACGATCCTGTAAAGTGTTGACACACGAAGGACGGTTCCAGCCAATCATCGGGCACTACCGCAAGGGACGCGAGGAGATGTTCGAGGTTGAGCTGGAATCGGGGAAACGCATCACCTGCACCCTGGGACATAGATTCCTGACCACCGTGGGCTGGATGTCGCTCAAAGACATCATGAACTCTCCGACGGAGATCGAGATCTATGAAGCTGGCTAAATAAACTGAGGACGGCGAGGGGAGTATCATTCCCCTCGCCCAGGCCCCCAAGCCACAATGTGCGAAGGCGTTCATATCCAAGGAGGATTTTGACCGCCTCTACCACCAGAAAGGCGGACACCGCGAGTCGCTTCAGAAGCTGGGCGTCGGCTCGAAGTGCTTTCAGAACAGCCTGCATCGGTGGTATCCCGACCCGGCGGAGCGGGAGCGTATCCGCGCAGGCAAGCTACGAGCGACCGACGCTGCGAAGGACGCCATCGCCCAAGCCGCCGGCTACACCCTCATACGATTAGATTGCGCGAAGTGGAAAAACAAGAAGGCCATCTACGGGCGAGTCGAATCCGCGCTGTCCGAAATGTTGGGGTTCATGAAGTCTGGGACATCGGAGTCGCCGGCGATCATTCCTATGTCGGCAACGGGATCGTGAACCACAACAGCTCGTCGGATCCCAATCTTCAGACGATTCCGGCAAACTCCAAATACGCGAAGCTGATCAAGAGCTGCTTCGTGGCCCCAAAGGGATGGCTTTTTTGCGGGTTGGACTTTAATTCGCTGGAAGACATGATCTCGGCGCTGACGACGAAAGACCCCAACAAGCTTCTTGTTTATATTGGCTCCATTGTGTATGGTGTGAGGGTCGATGGAGCGTTGAAGTGGATCAATGAAACCGATCGCGTTCACTATCAGGGATCTGTATATACAGGCTCTGAGTTCGCAACCATGCTCCGAACCAGTGGCAGGGTTTGCGGGTAAATACGAAGTCTTCCCCGATGGGCGTATCTGGAATGTCCATCGGGAAAAATGGCAAAGTCAGTCAGATGCGGGGCCATATCTGAAGGTTCACTTGCATGACGGCCGGGCGGAGCACCAACTCTTGGTGCATCGACTGGTCGCTATGCACTTTCTACCGAACCCGGCGAGCGCCCCGATCGTCAATCACCAGGATGGCGATAAGCACCACAATGCCGTCGGCAATCTGGAGTGGGTCTCTGAAGAGCGCAACGCGCAGCATGCGCTGGAGCTGGGACTTCGCGGAGGCTACATACCTGTCCCTCAGAAACGCGCCTTGTTGCACGCCGTCCTGACCGAGAGCGCAACAGTTCTGGATCTCGCCCGACACACCGGGAGGCGGATGGAAACCCTCCACAGAATGCTGAGAGTCCAAGCCGATAAAGACGGCCTCACAGAGCAGTGGCAAGCCAATGCCTGGAAAACGCGCCGCAAAGCTTCAATGCGCAACCTGGCTCCCTTAAACGTCAACGCTTTGTCGCCGGATGACGTCGCCAGATTGTTTGCGCGCGCGCTGCAAGGTGAGCGCCTCATCGACCTAGCGAAGGAAGTCGATCGACATCCAGGCACAATAGGTCCTTTGCTCAAAGCCTACGGAAAGGCCAACAACATCCCGACAGATTTCCGCCGAAAGAGGGCAGCGTAATGGTAGACATCGTCATTCCAGATGACGCGACCCTCTGCCTGGAAAGTGAGACGAAAGTTCCCGGCTACGACGGGCATAGCCTGCGAGCGTTCAGCTACTTCCCCGAGAAGATGCCCGACATCGAAGAAGCCCCCGAAGGATCTCGCTGCTTCGAGGTCCAGATCGGTGGCAAGAAGCTCTGGCTCCACGAGACGGAGCTGGTCACCTATCTCGGCCAGGAGATGACCGGGCTCGAGTTCTGGGAGCGCTTGCATGGCGTCCGTGCTTTGGTGTAACATCAACCCAGATCACGAATGAAGAGATCCCCGCCGGGGGATGGGCGCTCTCGTAGCGCCGAAGCCGGGATCGGGCCTGCGGATCAAACAGCGGCGCACTTGTAGGTTCATGCCGTGAACCTTCAGAGGAACCCGGACGGGGACCGCAGCAGGTGAGAACCCTGCACGAAATGTCCTCCATACCAGGAGGACGGTCATCATCACACCCACCCACACCAAACCAAAGAGGCAGTTCGTGCTTTACGCCGTCTTCTCCCTCTGCCTGGTCGCCACCGGCGAATGCCGCAACGTCGAGCTGCCTCTGCCCGATCGAAACGTCACGCCCTACGCCTGCGCCCGCCAGGTACAGGCCTCGATCGCCACCTACCTCGCCACCCTGCCCCATTCCAGGGGCTACCGGATCGAACGCTTCGGCTGCGTTCGTGGCATGGGAGCCTGAACCATGCTCAACGATCCCCGCAGCCGCATGCCCCGCGAGACCGAGGTCGCCACCGAGCGCGGCTACTACGACTTCATGGATCCCGATCCCGCCACCCTCTACACCATGGAGGAGGCAGGCGTCGTCCTCTCGCGGATTTGCCGCTTCGGCGGCCGGGGGCCGCGCTTCTACAGCGTCGCCGAGCATACCGTGCTCTGCGACAATATCGCGATCCGCCTCAACTACACCCTCGAACAACGCCGATCGGTGTTTCTGCACGACGTGCCCGAAGCGATCGTCGGCGATGTCACGACGCCGTTGAAACGTCAGCTCCGGGACTTCGCGCCCATCGAAGAGATCACCGCGGCTGCCTACCGCGCGCGCTACGATGTGCTCGACATCCCGGCGCTGGTGAAGAAGGTCGACCTGCTCGCTTTCTCGGTCGAGGCGCGGGATTTCTTCCCGTCTCATGGCTTCGTGCGCGACCTTCCCGCACCGCCTGTCCTGGCGGTACTGAAACCGCCTCGCTGGAGCATGGAGAAGGCGGCTCGCCAATTCGCTGCCCGAGCCCTGCGCATAAGGCTTTCCTGATCCATGTTGGTCATCGACGAGATGGTCGACGGAATCCGAGAGATATCCGTGGCCGAGCACAACGTGCGGCGGATCAACTCGCTCGCCGAGAAGGCCTCTCCGCACGCCGCCCATCGCCAGGCCTCGAAGGTGCCCACTTTCTCGCTGACCTATCAGGGCACCTACTTCACCCTCATGGCCAAATGCGGCTTCACCAAGGAAGTGGCCCGACAAATCGAGACGCGCTACCACGAGCTCTACAAGGTTTCCGACGCCTGGGTGGCGGCGAAGCTCGACGAGGCCTCGCGGGTCGGTTACGTCACCGCCGCGTTCGGGCTCCGGGTCCGCACGCCTCTGCTCCACCAGGTGATCCGTGGCAATTCCCGCACCCCCCACGAGGCCCAGCAGGAAGGCCGCACCGCCGGCAACGCCCTCGGGCAGTCCTGGTGCCTGCTCAACACCCGCTCGGGCACGGCTTTCATGCAGGAGGTCCGCTCCGGCCCCCACCGGCTCGACATTCGGTCCTGCGCCCAGATCCACGACGCGCAGTATTATCTCATCCGCGACGACATCGAGACCGTGGAGTACGTCAACCAACGCCTAGTCGAAGCCGTGCGCTGGCAGGATCATCCCGACATCGCCCATGACGTGGTCAAGCTCGGCGGCGAGCTCTCGATCTTTCACCCGAGCTGGGCCCAGGAGTTCACCATTCCGAATGGTGCCTCCACCGAAGCGGTTTTCTCTGCGGTGAGGAAGCACATGGAGAAGTTCTCCTGAATTCCGCCGAGCTTTGCCCAAACCACATCACTTCATTCCCACCCACATAGGATCATCTCCATGGACTCCGAGACCGCCCTGCCTCCGACCCCGAGCCATTACTGGCTCGGGGTCTGCACCGTCATCTTTCGCCGCGGCTCGGAGAGCGCCGATCCTCACGCCAAGAAGGTGAACGTCCTGCTCGACACCCCCACCGCCAACTTCGACCGCACCTGCCTCGCCGAGCTCCAGCGCGCGGCGGCCCGAACCGCGGTCGCCAAGCACCAGCTGCCGACGGCGAAGCTGCGAGAGGTGCTGATCGACAACATCATCCCGCTGGGAATGATGACCCGAGAGCAGTTCGTCGTCGAGCCAGAGGCTTTCTCTGAGGCTCCCTCCGACCCCGCTCCCCAGCCGGAGGCCTGAGCCATGATCGGCGAATGGATGCTCATTCTCATCCTGGTCGGCAGGGACGGTCCTGGCGTCGAGGTCGTTCCCATGAACACCGAGGCCGCCTGCAACACTGTCGTGAACGCGTTCAGCAAGAACCCGGAGAGCATGATCGCGGCGATCTGCATCTACGATCCCATCCCTGTGAAAGGAGAGCCCACGTGACCGTCGAAGCCCCCGAGACATTCGAAATCATCAACGTCCACGGGACGCCCGACTATCCCTACAACGGTCATCCGCTGCTCCAGGCGACCCTCGCCTGGCTGCAGGCGCACGATCCTGCGCCCACCGACGATGATCGGCCGCGACCGAACGTCGAGCGCCTTCCCATGTACATCTCGAAGTTCGGCGCAACAATGACTTTCTCCATGGCGAACTGGAGGTTTGACGACCCGCACTGCGGCACGACCTGCTGCATGGGGGGCTTCATTCAGGAGCTGGCGTTTTCAGGTGCAATGACGACGAGCATATACGACGTTGCCGAAGCCGCCGGCCTGACTGAAGACGAGGCCTATACCCTCTTCTACCCGGACGACGATAACTACTACGACCCACCGATCAACCTTAACCGGGTCACGCCCGCGATTGCGGCCGACGTGCTGGAGCTGTTCATGAAAACCGGCGAGATCTACTTTCCGCCGGAACTGGCATTCTACTATGACGACGAGTTCTGAGCCAACCCCCTCATTCTTGAACGTCAGCCCCAAACCCCTTTTTGGGGCTGGCGCTCCTGCGGTGTGATGGGGTATCACACCGATTCGCACCATCATTCGCCATTTATGGGGAACACATGGCTTTCAGCAACGTCACCAACATCCCGCTGCCGCTCGCGGTCTGGCTCGCCACCGACGGTTACGACTTCCGCCGCGGCGAGCGCAAGGCGATCTCCGCCACGGCGCTGCTCCAAAGCCCCCGGCGCATCCTCCTCGGCGAGCGCCTCGACGCCGGGAGCCGCATGCAGATCGACGTGGCCGATCTCATCGCCTCCCGGCTCGGTCACTCGATCCATGACGGGATCGAACGCGCCTGGCGGGAGAACCATCGGTCCGCCATGAAGGCGCTGGGATATCCGGAGAACCTGATCAACCGGGTGACGATCAACCCCGACCCGGGTCAGCTCTCCCCCGACGCGATCCCGGTCTATCTCGAGCAGCGCGTCGAACGCGAGCTGCTCGGCTACACCATCACCGGCAAGTTCGACATGATCCTCGAAGGGGTGGTGAACGACTTCAAATCCACCTCGGTCTACTCCTACATCTCAGGATCCAAGGACAAGCTCTACCAGCTCCAGGGATCCATCTATCGCTGGCTCAACCCCGACAAGGCCACCGCCGACCATATGGCGATCAACTTCGTCTTCACCGACTGGGCGAAAGCGGAAGCCCGGCGCAACCCGAACTATCCCCAGAGCCGGGTCCAGGCCCGGCGGATCGAGCTTCTTTCCTTGGTCGAGACCGAGGCCTGGATCCGACGCCGGCTGCGCTTGCTCGAGGCCCATGCGGAGCTGCCCGAACCCCAGCTTCCGCGCTGCACCGACGAAGAGCTCTGGCGCTCCGACCCGGTCTGGAAGTTCTACCTCGATCCCGCCAAGGCCCAGGATCCCAAGGCCCGCAGTAGCCGTAATTTTGACAACGCCGTCGAGGCCTTCGCCCATCGCGCCGAGAAGGGCAGGGGGGTCGTCGTCGAGGTTCCTGGCCAGCCCAGGGCCTGTCAATACTGTGCCGCTTTTCCCATCTGTAGTCAAAAAGATGAGTATGATCTTGGCTAGTCTCACTCAAGCTCTGATACAAGAATACCTGCACTACGGTCCTGTTACAGGGGAGCTGACTTGGAAGAAACCAACTTCCAACTGCATCAAGGTTGGCAGTCTATGAGCCCGGTCTTCCAGCTCTGCACCCAGAAGGACGAGTACGGCTTCTCCTGAAGACGGCTCGTCCCAACGCACCCCGACCCAAATCACATCACACGAAGACACGAAGGACGCAGCCGTGATCGACCTGTCGACCATTCCGCATCACCATGCGATCGAGGACCTGACCAGGCTGATCTGCGACCGCTCGCAGAACATGGACGCGGCCTATTTCCGTCCCATCGTAGCCTACCACCTGATGGTCGCGGCCGCCACGATGCGCGCCAAGCTCCTCACCCTCGATCGCGGCGAGATCCCGGTGAACGGCTACGTCATCGCGCTTTCCACCTCGGGATCGGGCAAGGGTCTCTCTTCGAACATCCTCGAGAACGAGATCTTCGGCGACTTCCGCAAGACTTTCACCACCTACACGCTGCCCCATCTGGCGGACGCTTCGCTCTGGAAGCTCGCCAGTCTGCGCTCCGCCCAGAAGGGCACCGAGGAGCAGACCGAATACGACAAGCTCGTGAGGGAATACGATAGCACCGGCGAATACATCTTCGCCTTCGACGAAGGGCACCCGGCCTCGATCAAGCAGGTGCGCGACAAGCTTCTGATGGCCGGCGTCGGCTCGATCAACTTCGTGGTCGACGAGATCGGCTCGAACCTCACCAAGATCGATCCGGCGATGCCGGTGTTCCTGGAGCTCTACGACCAGGGCCTGGCCAAGCAGAAGCTCTACATGAACAGCGCCGACCGCAAGCGCGTCGCCCAGATCGAGGGCAAGACGCCGGCGAACATGCTCCTGTTCGGCGAGCCCCACCGGCTCTTCGACGGCGGCGCCACCGAGAGCCTGTTCTACTCGCTCCTCGGCACCGGACTCGCCCGGCGCACCATCTTCTCTCTCGGCCATCCGATCCCTGCGCACCGCACCACCGACGACGCTACGATCTTCGACAACCTTTGCGATCCAGGCCGAGCCAAGCAGATGCAGCAATGGGCCGACCACTTCGCCGGCCTCGCCGATCCCACCAAGTTCGGCTGGACCATCGACGTGCCGCGGGACGTCGGCATCGAGCTGCTCGGCTACCGCCACCTCTGCGAGGACAAGGCCCGGCAGCTGCCGGAGAACGACGACCTCCGCAAGGCCGAGCTGGCGCATCGCTACTACAAGACCCTGAAGCTCGCCGGCGCCTTCGCCTTCGTGGAGGAGGCGCTCACCATGACCAAGGCGCATCTGCACGCGGCGATGAAGCTCGTGGAGGAATCCGGCCTCGCGTTCCAGAAGATCCTGAACCGCGAAAAGCCCTACATGAAGCTCGCGCGCTACATCGCCACCTGCGGCAACGAGGTCACCCACGCCGACCTCACCGAAGCGCTGCCCTTCTACAAGTCCGGCGCCGCGGCCCGGACCGAGATGCTCGCCGACGCCCGGGCCTGGGGCTACAAGCAGCATATCATCATCAAGCGCCGCTTCGTCGACGAGGTGGAGTTCTTCTCCGGGGAATCCCTGGAGAAGACCCGGCTCGACGCCGTGAGCTTCGCCCATTCCGAGCACTGGGCCGAGGGTTACACACCCGAGAAGGCGCCCTTCAACCAGCTCGATCGGCTGGTCACCCAGCCCGACTACAACTTCACCGCCCATGCCTTCCAGAACGAGCACCGGCTCCAGGACAACCTGATCCCGGGCTTCGACCTGGCGATCTTCGACGTGGACGGGGGCGTCGCGCTCGACCTGGTCCACGAGCTCTTCGAGGATCTGGCCTTCATGACCTACACCACCAAGCGGCACACCCCCGAAGAGCACCGCTTCCGTCTCATTCTGCCCATGAGCTACGTGCTGAAGCTGAGCGCGGAGGACTACCGGGAGTTCATGCAGAACCTGACGGCCTGGCTGCCGTTCCCGGTGGACCGGTCCGCCGCGATCGACTGCGCCCGCAAATGGGCCACCAACCCCAACGCCCTCGTGCATCAGAACGAGGGCGAGATTCTGGACGTGCTTCCCTTCATCCCGCGCACGAAGCGCAACGAAGACCGGGCCAAGACGCACAAGCGCCTGGGCAGCCTCGACGCGCTCGAGCGCTGGTTCGTCCAGAAAATCTCCGACGACGGCAACCGCAACAACCATCTGCTGCGCTACGCCATGAGCCTGGTGGATCAGGGCATGCAGTTCGCCGCCGTGGAGACCAAGCTCATGGCGCTCGACGCCCGGCTGCCCGACCCGCTCGGGCCCGAGGAGATCCGGCGCACGGTGCTCGTCACCGTCGCCCGAAAGCTCCAGAACGCCGCCTGAGCCCTTGCTCGTCCACAACTCGCAAGAGACGGGGACGAGCCTTTTTTTTTTCGGGGTGGCTGCCCCCGCCCGAGTCAAGTCCCCAACCAAGCGCGAAAGGCCTCCATGTCCTCCGACATTTCCATCAACGACCAGCTGGTGCTCATCTCCGGCGAGAGCGCCACCGGCAAGTCCGCGAGCCTGATGAACATTCCGAACCAGGAGCGCTGGATCTACCTCAACTGCGAGGCCGGCAAGCGGCTGCCGTTCCGCAACCGCTTCAAGTCCCACACGGTGACCGACCCCTACCAGGTTTACGAGGCCTTCGAGCACGTGCAGGAGAATCCCGACTTCGACGGGGTGATCATCGACACCCTGACTTTCCTGATGGACATGCAGGAATCGGTCCATGTCATCGGCGCGAACGACACCCAGGCCGCCTGGGGAGAGTACGGTCAGTTCTTCAAGCGCTTCATGCAGCAGTACGTCGCTTCGTCCGACAAGGCGGTTCTCGTACTCGCCCACACCAAATCCGTCTACAACGACAAGACGCTTTCCTACGAGGTCAGCGTTCCGGTCAAAGGCGCGCTGAAGAACAACGGCGTCGAGGCCTACTTCTCCACCGTGGTCTCCACCAAGAAGGTCAACTTACCAGCTCTCGCTGGCCAGGACCCGTCGCTTCTGCATGTCACGCCCGAGGATGAGGCCCTCGGCTACAAGCATGTCTTCCAGACCCGCCTCACAAAGGAGACCATCGGAGAGCGCATCCGCTCGCCGATGGGCATGTTCGCGCCGAACCAGACCTACATCGACAACGACGCCTACGCGCTGCTCCGGCATCTGCACACGTTCTACGCCTGATTCCACATTGAACCACCCCAAACCACAGAAGGCTACGCCTACCATGTCCAAGTTGTTCTCTCACCTCTCGGCCGATGGGCACGAACCCACCGTCGACCGTCTCGGAGGTTCCGAAGCCCTGCCCTCGGGCGTCTACGAGGCGCTGATCAAGCTCGCCTACGCCGGCCAGTCGGCGTCGGGCGCGCACAACGTCACGCTCGTCCTCGACGTCGACGGGAGAGAGCTGCGCGAAACGATCTATTTCACCTCGCGCACCGGCGACACTTTCTTCCTCAACAAGCGCGACCCGAGCAAGAAGGAATCGCTGCCTGGCTTCGTCACCCTCAACGACATCTGTCTCTGCCTCACCGAAAAGGGCTTGCTCGAGCAGGATTCGGAGGAGAAGACCGTCAAGGTCTACAACTCCGATCAGCGCAAGGAAGTCCCGACCCCGGTTCCGGTCCTCAAAGATCTGGTCGGCAAGAAGATCCTGCTCGGCATCCTGCGCGAGATCGTCGATCGCGAGAAGAAGAACGATTCGGGCGTCTACGTGCCGACCGGCGAGACCCGAACGCAGAACACGATCGACCGCGTGTTTCATCCGCAGACGCGGCAGACCGTGGTCGAAGCGAGGCAGGGCGTCACCGAACCGGCCTTCCATGATCTCTGGAAGTCGCACAACGACGGCAAGGATCGCAATCGCTCAAACACGACCAAACAGACCGCGGGTCAGTCGGGCGTCGGTCGCCCGGGCATGCCGGGAGCGGCAGGAGCCGTCCCGGGTCAGCCGAAGCGCAAGCTTTTCGGCTGATCGGCGGCGGCAGATGCTGATCTGCGGCATAGACCCGGGGTTCAAGGGCGCCATCGCGTTCCTTGACCCCGGGTCGCGGGAGCTCCGAATCGAGGACATGCCCCTCGCGGCCAACGCGGCGGGCAAAGAAGAGCTCGATCTCTACCGGCTTGGGCAGATCCTTACCCCGCCGGTAGGGGAGAAGCGGCTCGTGTCCCTCCTCGAACTCGTGGCTCCCATGCCAAAGCAGGGAATCGCCAGCGCCTTTCGCTTTGGCGACGGCTACGGCTCCATCAAGATGGCCCTCGTCGGCCATGGCTGGGAACGCCACCGCGTCACCCCGGCCAAATGGAAACGTCACTTCCGGATCTCCTCCGAGAAGGCCGTCTCCCGATCACTGGCCGCTGCGCGGTTCCCTGCTCAGGCGGGCCTCTTCGCCCGCGTCAAGGATGATGGCCGGGCGGAAGCCGCCCTACTCGCGCTCTACGCACTCGAGACCAACCTCTGAACTCTCACCCCGATTTCCAAACCAAGAAAGAACCACCGATGAAGATCACCCTCGACCAGGTCGAAATCACCGAGGCGGTCAAGACCTATGTCCGCAGCATGATCGCGCTCTCCGCCGATTCCGAGATCAAGATCGACTTCACCATGGGCCGCAACGAAAACGGTCTCTCGGCCACGCTCGACATCACGCCGCCCCGGCTCCCGGCGCCGAAGCCGGAGCCCGTCTACCGCAACACGCCCTCGATCGAGAACGACCCCGTCTCGGCCCCGGGAATGGGCGCCAGCGCCGAGAACCTCTCCGTGAGCACGCCCAAGATCGGCGCCGCAAAGGTCACGTCCACCAAGGACGAGACGCCGCTCGAGACCTCCGTCGAGGCCAAGCCCGAAGAGGGCCCCGAGGAGAAGGTCGAGGAGCCCACGATTGCGGAGAGGTCGACCCTCGTCGTCCCGCCCCGCGGCCGCTCGATCTTCTCGAACGCCGCCGGCTGACCCCCCCCCCGTTGACGGGAGACGCGCATGCGCGTCCTCGCCGGCCTGGGCCTCGTTCTCGCGATCCTGGCCCTGGCCGGCGGCATTCTCGGCACGCTCGTCCATCTCGTCTATCAGTTGATTTCCCTCGGTCTCGTCATCGGGGTGCTGATGATCGTATGGCGAACGTTCCTCCGGGATCCTCACGATCCCTTCTGAGCTCGGAATCTCTCCGGCTCGCATGGCTCACGAAGAAAGAGACCCCGCCAGTTCATGGCGGGGTCCCGAGCGAGGGAGCAACCAAGGGGGAAAACTGGCTGGTCGTGTGACTATCATAAGTCTCCCTCCAGTGGAATGGAACCCCCAAAGTGCGCTGATTGCGCAACACCTTCGGGATTTTTCCCACCCCATGGCCGGTTTTCGGCTCAACTGGCCATGGGGTCTTTTTTAGACTTTTGTCCTTACTTAGAGAACCAACGCGCCCACCGGATGCAGGGTCGGCGAGTTGAGGCCCATTTCCGGGCCGAACGCATAGCCGAGCCGGCCGTCCAACGCGCTTCCGAGCGCCGAGCCGTCCCAGATGGTCTGCACTCCGAGAAGCGCGTCCCCGCCGGCGAACATGGTCATCGCCGACAAAGGCCGCTCGCGCAGCGTGCGCGCCACCACCGGCAGGATCCGCAGCTTGTAGTTCAGGAACCACGCGAGACCCATGGATTCCAGGAGATCCCGCGACCGTCCCGCCAGGCGGTTGTAGGGCACGAACTCTTCCATAATCCTGTCGAGCGCGGCTTCCCGACTCATTCCTCGCGTTTTCGTGAGATGGTCGTAAAGCACGGCTTTGGCGATGAAGTCGCCGTACTGCACCCCCTTGATCAATCCCTGATACAACGCCGTGTCCTTGGTGATCGCCAGGTTCTTGGCCACGGTCTTCGCTGTTTCCGGCAGACGATCGGCCGCCCAAGAAAAAAACTCTCCGAGCTTGCCGTTGCGGATCGCGATGTCGGCCTCGTCGAGTCCTTCGGCGATGGTGTTGAGCTCTCCCGCTTCCAAGAGCGGCTGGATCGACAGCTTGCTATTGGCCGCCTCCAGGAGCTCCACCCGGGTCTCGAGCCGCCGCATCGCCGCTGGATTCTTCAGAACTCCGGCCATCTGCACTTGGAGCTTCTGGATCTCCTCGCGGTTCTGAACGTAGGTCGTCACCTCCGCGAACTTGTTCCGCGATCCAGAAAGCACGTCGGAGATCGGCACTCCCACCACCAGAAGGTGCGCCACGTTAGAGAGCACGTTCTGCACCGTGACCACCAGCGAGCGCACGATGATCGTCTCCTTGGCCCAGGCCACGCCCTCGCGCAGGATCCGATCGCCCTGGCGCAGCCGCTTGAAGGCGTCGTTGCCGGCGATGAGCTCGGCCACCTTGCGCATCTTGGCTTGAGTCTCCGGCGACCAGCGGCTCACGCCGGTCCAGGGATCGGTCACGGTCGCCTGGCGAAAGCCGATCGCGTCGTCGACCATGTCCTGACGCACCCAGAACTCGCCCTGGCCGAAGGCGTCTTCGATGTCACGCCGCATCCGCCACCCCATGGTGGCGAATGCGTCGCGCACCACCGGATCCTTTTGCTTCGGATCGGCCACGTTCACGAAGCCTCTCAGCTCACCGTTCTTTCGGGCCTGGTCGTAGATCCCTTTTAAGGTCTCGACCAACTCCTGGTTCACCTTGTCCGCGAGCTCCTCCTCCAGGATGCGGCCGACCCAGACCCCGAGCATTCGGCCCAGATGATCGTCCTTTTCCACCAGCGCGGTCTTCTCGGGATCCATGGTTCTCTCGTAGGCCGCGACGTTCCCCCCTTCGTCGAAGATCGGCCGCAGATACTCTCCGGGCTTCAGACCGTCCAGGGAGCCCGGAGACGCCCGTCGCAGCTTTTGGGCGATGCGGGATACGCCGGCGCCAAGCAGCGTCCCTGCGGACGTCCCATCGAGCGTCAGGCCCGATCGGGCGTCCACGCCTTGCCAGGTGTCGTTCACCGTCTGGGCGACGCCCTGACGGAAAGCCCCACGCCCAGTCACCGTGCTCTGATAGTAGGCGAGGGGTTCACGAGCCATGTCGTTCCCGTCGCCTCGGTAGACGCCGATCTGCACATAGCCCCGGCTCAAGAGATCGTCGTGGTCCTTGACCGGACGCACGACGACGGCATGCCCTTCTTTGGGCGTCGCCGGCGCATAGCCTTTCCAGCCGTTGTGCAGCGCCACCCGGTTGATCCCGCCATGCCGATCTCGGCGCGTGATCTCCGAAGCCCGGGCGACGCGCAAAAAGCCGGTGACCGCCTGCAGGCCTTCGGGCTCGACCGCAGCCAGCTTTCCCAGCTGATCCCTGGTCGCCTGATCCGTCTCCATCCAGGCATAGAGGCTGGTCAGCCGATCGATCATGCTCACGACATCGTCGCTTGGAGTGAGCGCCTTGCCTTTCGACAGAGCTTCTCCGAGCAGATGCGCGATCGCATAAGCGTTAGCCAACAGGTTCTGCGACGTGTTTCGTCCAGTCGTCATGTAGACGGCCAGCGCCTTCGCTTTGCTCATGTACCGACCGGCGAGCCCGCTTCCCACTTCCTTGTCGAGCTGGGCCTCGAGCTTGCGAATCTCGCGCTGAGCCCAGCGCGGATCGCCCAGGAGCGCCAGCGTCGCTTCGTGCCCAAGCGCCAGCAGATCCGTTTTGGCGAGGCCTCGATGCATCGCGCTCCAGATCTCGGGCTCGAGGCGTTTCGTGAAAGCCGCGGCGAGATGCCGCGGGATGCCTTCGCGGCTGTCCTGGCGCATGCTGTCGATCTTGGCCTTGGCCGGATTGATCAGCCGCCACAGCGGCGCGTTGTCGTCGTTCATGCCGCGCACGTCGGTGTAGAGGCTGCGCAGGGTGTGCCAGCCTTCGGCGTCGTTGAGCATCTTCGACAGCGCCGCTCCGGTGGCGTTCGCGGTTTCGCTCGAACCAAGGGATGCGGCGTACTGGAGCGTCTGAATCAGCCCCCGCACCGGCTTGGAGGCGTCCCGCCGCTCCGCCGCCTGGCCCATTTCGTTCAGAGCTTCGGTCGCCTTCTTGGCTCCCGTGGAGATCTTCTCGGCCACGTAAGCGTTAGCCGCTTCGACACCTTGACCAAAAAATCCCGACATTTCCTGGAGTTGAGCAAGCCCAAACCGCGACCGCTCCACCGCGGTCAGCGCGCCAGAGAGCGCGTCGAGCTCGGCCCCCATGTTTTCCTTGGTCAACCGCGGCGACAGCGACAAACGGGTGATGAGGTTGACCAACGCCCGGCCAAGGCTCTGCATCCAGGCGTCCACCGAGTTCCAGCGCAGCTCCACGGTCCGCGGCGGCTTCATCGAACCAAGGATCGCCCGCATCAGCGGACTGGTCTGGGACAGTCCCAGAAACGCCGCCAGCTGATCGCCCCCTTGTTTCCCGCTTTCAGCGAAAAACGCCGTCACCTGTTTCGCTCGAAGCTGTTGCGCCGGCGTCGCTTCGTTCGGCGTCTCCACTCCCATGGCGCGCAACACCGTCTCGGGACTCAGCATCGTCGCCACGTGATTCAGCGCTTCCTCGATATGGCGCCGCACCGGCTTGCCGACCGCCAGACCCGACGAAGCCGCGGCGTAAACCGCCTCGAACGCCGAGAGCTCTCGAAAATTCAACTCCAGTCCGTACGCTGCCGCACGCGCAGCCATCTGCCGCGCTTCGAGGATCTTAGCGCTGATCCGTCCCCGAGCCGCTTCCGGGGTCGTCTCGGAGATCATGCCCCGCAAGAGGTTGGCGAGCCTTCCCAGATAGAGATTCTCCACTACGTTGAGCCGAGAATCCTCGCCGTAGACTTGCTCGAGCGCCCGCGTCGCCTCGTCCCGGATGAGAGCCGCATCCCACGCAGGCTCCTGCGCCAGCAGGAGCCGCGCGTTGAACCGGACGTTGGAATAGAGCGTCGCTCCCGGCGCGCCCTTGATCCCCAGAAGCCGCTTGATCCACCGCATCGCCTGGGACACCACGCTGGTGAGCCCCTGGTAGCTCGGTGTCGTCTTTGTCTTGGCGATCAGTCCGGGATTGGACAGAACGTAGGAGACGAATTCTCCAATCTGGCTTGCTCGATCCCCTTCATAACCGCGCACGATGCTTTGCAACACGCGCAACGCTTTGGCGTCCGGCGCGTTCAGGCCGAACGTGGTGAGCTCCATCGCGTCCGCCATCAGCTTCTCCAGTTGAGACACCGCATGTCTCACGTGGGGAGCGGAACTCTCAGGAGCCTGGTAATGATCGACGAGGATCCGGTCGGTGTAGAGATGCAGCAGCTCGTGCAACGCCGTCTCAGGCGCCATGTTCGCCACGTAGACGAGATCCGACGGGCCGCCCATGATCGATTGACCGAGTTGGAGCGCGCCTCCGGCGTAAGCCTCGCCCTGGGAGTCCCGATGTGGGACCAGAGCTTCGGTGGAACCAAAAAAGACTCGAGCCGTCGCAGGCAGCTCCCCAAGCGTCGCAAGCTCCTTCGCGAGACTTTGCTGCTCGACCGTGGCGCCGGTGGCCGCGACGGGGCCTTGCAGGAGCCGCATCAGCTCCCGCGCCGAGACCTCGATCAGTTCGGGATGCCCGTCCACCGCCTGGCCGATCTGGCGCAGAGACGCCTCGAGCTCCGCAGTCGGCGCCTGCGCATAGCCCGACGCGGTCTCGCGGGGAGAAGACCCGGCCGCCGCCGACGCCTCGATCTGGGTGAGCTCCTCGACGTAGAGCCCGTTCAGCATGGCGGCGACGCCGCCGAAGTCGGTGGGGTCTCCGGAGAGCAGAGCCTTGCCTTCCTGGAAGCTTGGCTCCTGGGCCCCGGCCATGTGGTCGGCGGAGATCCCGGCCCGCTTCATCACGGCGACCCGAGCGGCGCGCTCCTGCGCCGCCAGCTCCAGCGTCTGATCGAAGCTCTGGAGCACGTCACGCAGATCGCCAACGACCTTGTACCGCTTGCCCAGCATCGCAATGCGCTTCTGGACCGAGACGGGTAGCGTCGCAATCCGTGCGTCCGAGAGCTGGGCCAGCATCGTCGCGAAGCCCTTGCGCACGTCCCGATAGGGATTCGCCGCCTGCCAGGCGGCGAAGGTCTGGGCGTTGATTTGCCGCGAGGCCTCCCCGATCACGTCGAGTCCCATCTCCACGCCGTCGAAGACCGGGAGACTGGTCTCGAAGACGTCGGTCCCTTTGGTGTAGATGTTGAGGATCATCCGGCCGTCGCCGTTGCCGATGGTCAGGTACGGCGAGACCTTCACGCTGGCGTCCGCCGGCGCCACATAGGTGGCCACGGCCTTCAGCCGTCCGGTGAAGCTCGTGGCTACCGTCACGTTCGGGTCGTTCGTCTTTTCCGGCGCCGAGATGTGGAACTCCTGCACGTCGTTGCCGTAGATCGGCGCGAGCTTCATGGTCTCGGCGAAGACGTCGCGCACCTCCTGCTCGGAGAGCAACGCTTTGGCGATCTTGCGCGGCTTGCGGCCTTCGGCCGCCGCCGCTTGCTTTTCCGCCTCCCGCATCGGCTCCAGCGTCGCGTCTTTCGCCGCCTGGGCCGTGGCGACCTTCTCCTGGAACGTGGCCTGGAAGACCAGAGTCTGGATCTCCGCGGCCGCCTGGAGGAACTTCATCTTGCCCTGGAGCCCGCCGGTGGTCGCGTCGATCGCCTCCACCATCGGCTCCACGAACTCCGCGAGGATCCGCTCCCGAAGCGCCGTCTGCATCTTGGGAGTGAACACCGCTTCCTGGGGCTTCTTCAGCCAGGTCTCGAGCTGACTCATGTTTCCCGAAAAGAGCACCTCCGCCAGATCCCCCAGGAGTTCCGGGTTCTCCAAGAGCAGCGGATGCTCACGGATCCGCAGGCCCTTCTTGTCGTTCGCGATCAGCTCGGAGAGGAACTCCCCGATGCTTTCCTCGACCTGGCGCGCCACCTTGCCCGCAATGCCCGCGTCGCCCGAACCATAGAGGAAGACCGTCAGCGGGTTCTTGATGACGTTGCGTCCGACCAGCGCCTCTTTGGTTTTCGTCCCCTTGGCGGCGTCCTTCAGCTCGAAGGCAGGTAGGAACGCGTCGAGCACGCCGAGCGTCCCCAGCGACCCAGACGACCCAGACGAGGTCTTGGCTGCGATCGCCGCATTCAGCCCCAGCTCGAACCGAGCCGCGGCCATGTGGTAGATGTCTTCGCCGCCCTTGCCTTCGAGCGCGATGTAATCCGCCAGCGAGGTCGGCCGGTCACGGAAGAAGAGCCCGCCCTTGGCGAACAGCTCCAGCTCCTCGGGACGGAATTCCCCCATCCCCATGTGGATCATCGCGTTCACCGGGCCGTCGGTCTTGCCGTCGGCCTCCAGCGCCAACGCCGTCTCGAAACGCTCGGCTCCATCCCCACGAGCCACATTGAAGCGCGCCACGGTCAGGAGCGCATGCAATCCTTTCGTGGAGATCGCTCCGCCGACGCTCGCCGCGAAGGCCTTCGGATCGAGCCTTCCCGCCCGCTCGAACCCCTCGAGCAGCTTCACCGCCTCGCCGTAGCTCTCGTATACGTGGCGCTGCGCCTTGACCGGGATGTCGTCCCGGGACATGCGCTCGATCTTCAGATCCAGGGCCTGGGCCACCGCCGCCCAGAGCGCCCATTCGTGACGGTCGGCGTTCGGCCCCGTCAGCTCCAGCGTCGCGTTGGTGCTCGAGATCAGCTCGCGGGCGATCTTGGAGCCCTGCGGCGTCACCGGGCCCTGCTGCTGCAAGCGCCCGACCGAGCTCACTCCCCAGGCAAAGCGGATCGGCACGCCGGCGGCGCCGGTTTCCGGCGACGCCAGGCGCTCGACCTCCTCCACATAGGCCAGCGTCTCGTCCAGGTCGTGCTCGATGGTCTGGTTCCGACCCTCGATCGATAGCAGGTGCATCGGGTTGTGGTTTGCCCGCGTCTCTTCCGTCAACGGCACGTAGCCCTGGAGCGCCTTGTAGGCGTCGAGCCCCAGCGCTCGAACCAAGGCCACCATGGGGACGTTGACGAACGCCGGCATGGCCTGAAGCCGCTCCACCGCCTGGATTTCCTGGCGGGAAAGCCGAGCCAGCCGGTTGTGCATCCGGGTCTGGCTCGGCGCTCCGGGCAGCACGCCTTCGCCGATGAAACGGTCACGCACGCGCCCTTCGGTCAGCCGCTCGGTAAAGGGGGCGCGCAGCTTCACCAAAACCTGGAAGTCCGGGTTCTCGGCAAACTCTGGGCGCACCTGGAGCACCATGGCCTGATGCGGCGCGCCGTCCTTCACGTAGCGCGCCATAGTCCAGGCGAGAATGCGCGGCTCCGTCACCGCGCCGTTCTCACCTTGCACGTCCATCAGGAGCTCGAGCGCGTTGACCGCCACCGAACGCAGAAGGCCTTGGCTCAACCGAATGTCGGCGCCGCGCTTGGGCTGGAGATCAAGAAGCCGCAGCATCGAGGCGGCGATCGCCTCCTGGGCCCCCATCTGGAGATGCCCTCCCAGAAGCGCCGCTTCGAGCTCGCGCGAGATTGCGTCGCCCCGCGACAGGCCGAGCATGGCGTTCATGTCCTCGGCATCGAGCGCTCGGGGCTTCTTCGCGTGCTGGGCGAGCCATTCGAAGGTGGCGAGGAACGCCGCCGCCATCACCTTCGGCTCCAGATGCGGCGCGGTCACTCCGTCGTCCACCACCAGGTTGAGAGGCAGGCTCTCGGGAAAGCTCAAAGCCCGGGTCAGCTTCTCGGGCGCGCCCTCGAGACCTTTTGCCGCCATATGCGCGGCGATCGCCGCCTCCATCTTCTCGACGAACTCAGGGAACCCCCTTCGCAAGATGGCCTGCAGGCTGCGGATCTGTTCGCTAGGCAGGCCGCTCATTTCCAAGTCTTGATCGAGCCACTCGATCGGATCGGAGGCCTCCACCAGACGCGAGCCGTTACCCGCCGATCGAAAAGCCCCCAAAAGCGCCTGCTTGCCCTCCCAGTTCCGCGGCAAGCCCTTCTTCAACCGTTCAAACCAAACGTCTCCGGCGGAAGCGTCTTCGGTTTCCGTCGCCGGCGCATCGGTCTCGGCGTTTTCAGTTTCGACGGCTTCCCGAGCTTCTTTGGGACGCGGGGCGTCTTCGACTTCGGGGACGACTTCGAGAGAGGCTTCGGGAAAAACTTCGGAGACGGCATCGGGTTTTTCGACCTCCTCGGCCGTCGCCTCCGGCGCGGCCTCGTCGCTGGATTCGGGCTTGGATTTCGCTCGGGGCTTCGTGACCGGCACCTCACCGCCGAGATCGCGGATCTCGTCGTCGAGCCGTTGCAGCGTCGCTTCCCGCTCAAGCGCCTCACGCTCGGCCTCAGCGTAGTCCGGGCTTTCTGGATCCACGCCCTTCAGCGCCTTCTCGGCCTTGTTGCGTGCGGCGCGGGCTTTGCGATAAGCGGTGCGCAGCGCTTCGACGCGCAGCTCCCGCCGGCGCTTTTCGAGCTGGGAGGCAAGCTTTCGCTCGGTCGCCTCCGACACCGGTTTCGGTGCGGGGCGGGGCGTTCTTTTCCGCTGGATCATCCGCTTCGTACGCGGAGCAGGCTTTTCCGCCGGCTTCGGGCCGCCGATCGCTTTGGCGAGCGCCGGCACCTCTACCGGCGCCACCTCCATGCCAAACTGTTCGGCGAGCACGTTCACCAGCTTCGCCGCGGCGGTAGCGTCCGCATGAGCGGCTCGGGCGAGCCCCAGGCTCTTCTCGGACTTGAGGTTCACGAAGACCGCGTCATTGGAGAAGAACTGGCCATAGGGCCCGAAGGCCTCGTAACCCACCCGCTTACCGAAGCTCTCCCCCGGGGCGGCCGAGACGTTCATCGCCCCCACCTTATTGGCCAGCGTCTGGGCGAAGTCGCGCAGGTCCTGAAGCGCGTCCATGGCCTCTTCGTTGCGCCCGCTCAACGCCGCCACCACCACGTTGCCCCGGTGTTCGCGCAGCGACGGCAGGTTGTTGCGGCTGTTGCCCCGCACCCGGATCTCTTCGGAGACGATGTCCTGCTGGGAGACGAGATCTCCGGCCCGATACCCAGGGTTCTCTTCTTCGATCGCCGATTTGGCTTCGGCCGCTTCTTCGAAGATTCGCGCTGCGTCCCGCGCGCCGATCAGCGCCTTCAGCACCGCTTCCGGAATCGCAGCCCCGTTTTCGCCGTCTTCCTGGTTCAGGACACGCTCGTAGTCTCGAGCGCCAAGAACGGTGGGATTGACCGCGAGCACGGTCTGAAGCAGTCCCGCGACCGCCGCCTGCATTTCAGGATCGGCTTCCGGATCGGCGATGAGCTCGATGGGCAGAAAAGCGTTCAGATCTTCGGCCGTCAGCTCCTCGATCGTTTCGATCGCCGCCCTCACTCTCGGCGAGGCCTCGAGCGTCGCGAGGCTCGTCCGCATCGCTTCGAAGCCGTTCCGCACCGGGCTTTCTGCGGGCAGCGCCTCCACATAGGCGACGATCTCCGAAGCGCCGATCCGGCGCATCGCCTCCAACTGCTGGAGCACGCCCAACGCCATCATGGCCTTGCTCGAGCTCTCGCCCGCAGCCTCGGCCGCGTCCATCATGTCGGCGGTGAACTCCAACGCCTGGGCCCGGGTCAGCCGGGTATCGGGATTGGTGGCGAGCAATGCGGCCGCGCCTTCATGAACCTGAGACAGCCCGCTGACGTCGGCCTCGGACGCGTAGAGCCCTTCGTCGATCTTCGACACGATCGCCGTCACGGCCGCGGCGTCAGCCGCGGAGGGGGCGGCGGAGGGGGTTTCGTTTGGTGCGCCTTGGTTTGGTGTGGCGTCCTCGTTGGAAGGGGCGGTCAAGACAGGTTCGCTCAGAGTCGCCATCAGAGCTTCGCCTGAGGTTTGGAGCGTGGATCCCGCTTCCGTCCGGGCCTGCGCGCCCACCGGGCTCGAGGCTTCCCGCTCGGCCGCAAGCCGAGCTTCGCGTCGCGTGATCAGATCCGTGGCCGCTCGACGCCCGGCGCCCAAGGTAGCCGATCCCGCCTGGACCAGACCGTTCATCACGGCTCCCGGCGCTTGCAGCGTCACTCCCGCCGCCACGCCGCCCAGCATGCCCTGCGCGGCCGCTTCAGCCACGCCTTTGTCGAGATCCCGTTCCAGCCCGATCGCTTGGGCGCCCACATTCGTGGCCAGCTGGGCGTTGGCTTCCTGGAGCGTCTCCTCGAGACCTTCCCGACCGACGTTGAGCGCGGCTCCGGCCAGGGGAATTCGTCCGCCCACCCGCATCGGATAGGCCACCATGCCGCCGGCGAGCCGACCGGCCGCCAGAGCGCCCGGAGCCGCGGCGACACCCGCCACGGATCCCGCTTCCCTGGCCAGACGCATCTGCGCTTCCTCGTGGCTCAGACCGTCGGTCCGCAGCGCCTGGTAGGCCGGGCTCTGCCCCAGGCTCGTCTCGTCCTGGCCAAGAATGTCGAGTTGCGCCTGGTTGACCGCGCCGCCGGTCTCGGCCACGCCGGCCACCACCGGCGCCACCCGCAGCGTCGAGGCCTCCAGAAGCGCCCGACCCTCCGCGGTCTGCAGGCTCGCCTCCGCCGCCTGGTCCGTCAGTCCCCGACGCCGCAGCTCTTTCAGCGCCGCAGCCTTGCCCAGAGCTCGAGCGCCGACCGCCATCGGGATCATCGAGCCGATCGCCTCGGGCGCCAGCGAGCCTAGCATGATCGGATCGTCGGCGTAGTTTTCCACCGTTTCGGCGAACCCTTCACCCCAATTCACCAACGTCGGGCGGATCGCCCGATCCCAGGCGGAAGGTTCATTTTTCACGGCTTCGCGTCGAGCCGCGTCCCGCGCTTCCCGATCCTGGGAGTCGAGCTCGGCTTCCAGCCCGTGCTGCGCCCGACGTTCCTGCATCAACGGGCTCTGACGGCTCCCGAGCGCTTCTCCGGCCGCATCCAGCGCCTCCGAGGCTCGGGGCGACAGCGTGGTCCCGCTCACCTCGTCAAGGATGTTGAACCCCAACACCCCGACGCCGCCGGCGGTGTTCACCCCCATACGGACCGCGTCCAGAGCCGCATCCCCCGCCGTTTCGGCGGTCGTGCGTCGCCGAGCTTTGAGCCCTTCCAGCTCCATCATCGAGCGCGCGTACTCGGCCCGCAACCGCTCGGCCTCGTGCCCATACTTCGCGGCGAAGCTCACCGGATCCAGTTCGCGAATGTCCTGGATCTCGGGCGCATCGGCGAGCGCATTGCCCTGCAGCTCAGCGGTCGCGATGGTCCGGCGCTCCTCCTCCGTCCCGAGCAGCGCCATCTTCTGGAGCGCGCGTTCCTGGACCAGCGCTTTTTTGGTCTCCGTCACCGACCCGTCGCCAGCCGGAGCCTTCGTCGGAAGCGGAAGACCCATCCAACGGGAGCCCGGAACGATCTGGTCAGCCATGGAACGAAGCCTCCGAGGAAAATGGGTCAGTAGTTCTGACCATTATTCCCCATCAGAGGCGTCCCGTCCATTCAGGAAATCACTCCAACCCCAACCAAGCCTCCGGGCTGGTCAGAAGTTCGATCTCCGAGTCGCTGAGGTTCTCGCCGCCACGCCGGCGTACCTGATCCATGAACTTCAGCACGACCCGCTGCGCCTGCTTGCGTTTGGCGATTCCCGCTTCGGAGTCGTTCATCACGGTGATGGCCTCCATCACCGCGGTCGCCTCCTTGGCCTCGATCCCCCCGGCGCGAGCCAGCGCGGTGACCGCTTGTCGAGAAGCCTCCGGCGCCGCTTGGGCGAGAGGCGTGTCCGCCACAGGAACCGGAACCACGGGTTCGACAGGTTCCACAGGAACTGCGGGAGTCGCCGCTGGGCCTCCGCCGAACATGTTGCCGAGGAAACCCACCACGCCCTGTTCGCGCACGCCCTCGATGTCCTGAAGCCAGCGATCCATGCTGCGCACGCCCGTGGCGCCCAGGTCGGGCGAGACCACTGTTCCCACCGCCTGGCTTCCCAGCCGACCGATCTCCCCGATCCAGGTCGCCGGCGCGGTCAGCGCCCAGGCGGCGGCCCGGTCATAGGTTCCCGCGGCGTCGCCCACGGCGCTGCGGAAATTCGCGTTCTTCCTAGCAAAAGCCACTTCGAGAGGCTCCGCCGGGCCAGGCGTTTCCGTTGCCGCCGCGGCCATGGCGCGAGCCGGGCCTTGAGCCGGGCCTTGAACCGGACCTTGAACCGAGCCCATGGACGCGCGTTCGGTTTGTGTCGGTCGACGCTCCGCATTGCGCGTCGGATTCTGGTCCAGCCCCCGGAACAGTTCCTGGATCCGCCCCTGTCGCTTGGCGATCTCTGCGTCCCGAGTCGCCGAAGCCGGGCGATCCTGAAGAATACCGATCTCGCTCGTCAGCTGGACGAGCTCGTTCCTCAACCCCGCGATGGTCTCCTGCCGTCTCGCGTAGTTCGTGGAGACCATCGCCAGATCGTTACGACCTTCGGGCGTGCTGAGCTTATCGAGCTGCAAGCGGATGTCGCGATCGTCGAAGGTGACGTTGTTGCCGTCCCTGATCCAGCCGTCTCCTCGAAGCGTGTTCTCCATGACCGCGGCGATCATGCCCGGCGGGATCTCCGGATAGGCCTCCGTCAAGCGGTTGAACGCTCCTGCGACGCCGCCCTTCTTTTTGCCGAACGCCTCTTGGTTCTCGTCTCCCACTTCGGCGCCCAGACGTTCGATCATGCCGGTCAGCGGCGAGTCGTAGCCCTGGTAGCGCGACTGACTGTCCTGCCAAAGCGCCGCCAGCGGAGTCGCTCCAAACTCGAAAGCAAGGTCCCGCTCTTCCTTGTCGAGCCTGGCCTCGATCGTTCCAAGCGCCTGGTTCGTCGCAGGATCGGCGATCCCGGCTCCCGAGTTCGTCCAGTAAGCGCCGCCGAGCTTCGGCAAAATCTCCTGCGCCGCCACCTGCACCCGAGGATCGCTGGCTCGGTCCCGGATCATCCGGGCGGCCTCGTCAGGGCTGAGGCTGTCCCGCGCCGCCTGGTCGGCCAGGATCAGCGCCTGGTCGTTCACGCTCTGCATCAGATCCGAGCGAGCGTCGGCCGCTCTGGTTCGTCCGAAGGCGTACGCGTCTCGGCTCTGATCGAAAACGTCCCGACCGTAGTTGAACACGTCCTGGACATGCGCTTGATCCGTGGAGCGGTCGCCTTCGAGACGGTCGCGCCAGCTGAGCGCAAGCCGCATCACGTTCTCCGAGACATCTTCCTGAGGGACGCCGAGCGCGTTGAAGATGCCGCCGTTGGCTGCGACCCGATCGAAATCCGAGACCGACTGGATGCCCAGCAATTGGGCTACCGCCGCCTGATCGGCGGTCCGCATGGCCTCGGCGCGTCTGCGTCCGGCCACGGACTGAAACAGCTCGCCGATGCTGTCCATGCCCGCCCCGAAATTCGCGGCGGCGGCGCTGCGAGCTGCGGCGCCAGCCAACAGGTTCGGCGCGTCGACGTTCTGCCAGGTTATGCGAGCCATGGATCAGCGCCCCAGCTTGTGCTTGCGGATATAGGCGTCGGTTTCGGCCTCGCTGTCGCCCTGCTGCGCTCCACGCGCCCGGATACGATCTTCGAGCGCGAGATTGTAGCTATCGATCGAGTTCGCGAGATTGGTCTTGTAGGCGCGCTTCTGAAACGCGAGCGCATCTGCGGCCTGGGCGTTCGCTTTCATTCCCAAGTAGAGCGATCCGAACGCACCGATTCCTTTCGCGAGATCCCCCATGGCCGGCAGATTCCAGCTGCCGTTCTCGTTCAGGAACGTGTCTCGCATCCCGCCAAGCCAGCCGCCGCCTCCCGGCATCGCCGGCCCCTGACCCGGGATGGCGCCTTCGAGCCCCATCACGCCGGAATAGGGCGCTAGTCCCATGGGTCCCATGGGAGCTCCCGGTGCTCCCGAGAGACCCGGAACTGCGGGAACTGCGGGAACTGCGGGTCCGGGTAGGGGCGGCGTCAGCGACTGGCCGTAGCCGGCCAGCGTCATAAAGTTCGTGGTGGGCGCCGTCGCCGCCGTCGGCACCGGGGCTCCGAAAGTCAGATTGGGGAACATGGAGCCTCCAGGCCGCCAGAGCAAGATCAACGGGTCAAGGGAGCCGGCCAGGAAGTTCGAGCGAGAGATCCGCGAAGCTTTCGATGAGCAGCGCGCTCATCTCGGCCAGATCCCCCCCGACCATCAACGTCCGGGTCAGGAAGGCGTCGCGTGTCTCGCCGAAGTGTTCTGCGGCGTCAGTGAGCAGCATAGCGTCAAATGCGACCGGTGTCGAACCAAGAATCTCAGCGGTCTTGGCTTCGACCTCCGCTATCCGGTCGGCGTAGGTCTCGCTTGCCGACGCCAGAGCTTGCTGAATCTCCAGCGTCTCGTTCTGAAGCCAGGTCCCGGCGCCGCTGGTCACCGCTTCGGTGAGCTTCATGAGGTTGTCGATGCGCAGCATCGCGCCCCAATCAGGCAGGTTTCCGGCGTTCACGATCGAGGTCGCCATCTGCAAGGTCACCACCGCGATGACCTGCGCGAGGATCGCACCCCACTTGTCGCCGAGGACCTCCGTCGAAGCCTTCGCGACCCCGGTCATCAAAAGCACTCCCGCGACGCCGTTCACCACGGCGCCGACCACTGCGCTCATGGCGCCAGTGACGCCGACCATCGCGCCGACTGCGGCGTTCGTCCCTAGAAGCCCCACGCCGGCGCCGAGGCCTGCGCCGGCGGTCAACACCGAAAACGCGATCGTCATCACCACCAGGACGATCTTGAAGACGCCCTTCTGATACCAGCGCGTCGTCACGACCTTGTAGCTGTTGACCATGACATGGCACGAATGCCCCGCCAGCTCGGCGGCTTTCGCCGCTCCGAGCTGGCGTAGCGTCGGGATGTGCAGGGGCAGGATGAAACCTGAGAGCTCCCCGTCCTCCAGCGCTTCCCGGGCCCCGATCTCCACGGCCTCCTGCTTGAACACCGTGTTTACGTGCTTGAACTCGGTGATCTCGAGCAGGCGGTAACGCCGGGCCTCGAACTGGTGCAGCGCCACCATGCGCCGCTGGGAGCGCGGCCGGGTCCAACCGGCCAAGAGACCTGGTGCGTTCGGCATCTGAAGCTCCAGATCCGAGCGCACCGTGAACCAGTATTCCCCCTTCTTCATCAGCGGCCTCGACACGCCGTCGAACCGGGCGGCGTTTCCGCTGCGCACCTCTTCAGCGATCACACCCCATTTCAGGCGCAGATCGAAATCTTTGAGCCCAGGCATGTGCACCCGCAGCACGTTCTTCGCGTCCTCGGTGTCACGCGCCAGCAACGAGGAGGGTGGGGCAGGGGTCGCGCCGGCGCCGATCTGAGCCAGCCAGGCTTCCCACGACGCCCGCGCCTTACCGTTCTTGCCTCGGTTGGCGTAGAAGATCGCCGAGTTGGTCTGCACCGGCTGAAGCGCCATCAGGTTCTTCAGGAACTGGTAGATATATGCCTGACCCGCTCTGCTTTTAGTGTTGAGCGGTATTCCCTGAACCACGAAGACAAAGTCCATGTCGTCAATTTTGTTGTGGTCCTCCAGCTCGTCGAGCACGTCATCGATCTTCCCGCCAGTCAGTTTTTTGAAGGCGATGGTGACGTTCTCAAACTCGGCGTGATCCCGGATCGACTGGTTTTTCAGCCGCAGCGGAATCGCTGGCACGAACTCCTCGAGCTCGGTCGCGCTCGGGGTCAACGCGTCGAAGGCCGCGGTGCCCGATCCCATCCGGTAGGTGAAGAGCTCGTTCGGTCCGGTCGACCAAGCCCCGCTCACCGGATTTCGAGTCTGGATCCGATAAGCCACATAGAGCAGCCGCCGGGCCGCGGGACCCTCTGTTTCTTCCAGCGCCCAGAGCAAATCGGCCGGCGCCGGTAACTCCTGGGTCTCTCCCGGCAGTTGGATCACCAACGTCTCGCTGGTCGCATCGAACGCCACGTCCCAGCCGCCCTGATCCACCCCGAGATCGAGAGTGATCCCCGGTCGGTTGCGGCGAACCCAGTCCTCGGCCCAGTGCCCCAGATAGAGCTCCTCCACCTGGGCCGAGAGGATCTCCAGCTCCTGGTCACTCCCGAGCCCCAGCGCCGTCTTCAGAGCCGGACCGATCTCATGGGCGGCCACCGAAAAGTCGGCTCCGAGACTGCCCGTGGGCATGCCAAAGACGTAATCGTCCTGAGCCCAGCGGAAAAACCGCCGGCTGCGCTGGAAGGCGCCGCTGCGCAAGCTGCTCGACAACGCCTGTCCGAGCCCCTCCCGAGATCCCGACAGAGCCGCCGAAAGCGCCACCGAAGGCAGCACCCGCGGGATCTTGTCGGGATCGCCCGCGAGATTCCACAAGGACGAGGCGACGTAGACCTTCCGCTCGGAGGAGAACAGGCCCACGTCGTTCGATCCCCCTGATCCGGTTCAGGCGTCAGATGTCGAGGTTGCCGCGGAGCCCCGTCAGCATCGAGTTGATCGCCGCGTCCTGGATCGAGGTTGGCGGCGTCAGGCCTTCGTCCATGGTCTTCTGGGTGATCCAGGTGTCGATCAGCATCTTCGCCACCTTGGTCTCCGCGTCCCGCTGGTAGCTGGTGATCTGCTGCTGGTAGAGCTCCTTCTGGATGCCCATGCCGCCGGCCACCGTCGCTCCGTCCGATCGGGTGTCGAGCGTCTTCGCCCGGTGGCTTTCGGTCTGCTCTCGGGTGTTCTGGAGCTGGGCCGGCAGCAGGAAATCGTTGGTGTAGCTCTTCCCCGCGGTGTCGGCCGTCACTCCCGCCACTTGCGCCGGCAGCACTTCCTCAAGCTGGTACTCCGAAAGCGCCCGCTCGCTTACGAGTTTCGCGACCTGGGCGGGCAGCACCGAGGCGGTCTCGTAGAGCACCTGGCTTTCCTGGGCGGCCTTGATCGAAGTGGCGGCCACCAGGTCCAGTCGCTGGGCCGGAAGGATCTGCGTGGTCTGATAGGTAAGCTGCGCCACCTGGGCGGGCAGGAGGTGTTCGAGCTGGTACTCGGCCTGGTGCGCCTGCACATGCGCGAGATCGAAGTTCATCGCCTCCGTTGCGAGCTTCATTTTCGAAAGCGCGTAGTCGGCCTTGCCCGTCTCTGCCTGGGTTTTAGCCAGGGCGTAACGCACCTTGGCTTCCTCCACCGCGACCCGAGCGCCCACCACGGCGATCCGTGCCGCCTCCGCCTGGGACTGGGTCAGCATGGCTTGCCAGCGGGCCTGATCTCGGTTGAGCAGGTACTGCACCGCGGCGTTCATCACGTTCGCCGTCGAGGCGATGTAGGCCTCGGCGTACTGGGCTCCGGTGATGCGGCCCTTCTCGAACTCTTGGGCGAGATGGGCGGAGACAGCCTCCATCAACCCGTCGAAGAGACCTGAGCCCTCCACCTCTCGCGAAGTGAGGTCCGCCTCGGTCAGCGCCTCGATTTCGATGTCGGTCGGCGTGGGGATCTGAAACAACGCATCGTCGAAATCGACGATCGGAATGTCGACGACCACGTCGGCCGTCAGCGTCGCGAATAGCTCCTGAGCCTCGGCGCCGCCGGGGTTCGGGGCTTCGGGATCGAGGTCGCCGTGCAGCGTGGCCATCGGGGCGTCTCTTTCGTTAGAGGCTCAAAAGGGGTAGTCGCAGGTCCAAGAGCAAGGCCCCCGAACCGGGGGCCTTGCTCTGTCTCTTCAGCGCAGGATCGAGTTCTGCAGATCCGGTCCCGGCCTTTCTTTCGTCACCCATTTGCGGGTTTTGATCGCGTAGCCCTCGAGCTCCCAGATCTTGTTCCGGGCGTTCGTATATGCTGCGTTCTCTCCCAGCCCTCGATCGTAGTTCGCCGGATCGATCACGTTCGACTGGCCGGTCACCACCGCTCCGTTCGTCAGCGTCAAGACGCAGATCGTCAGCGTTCCCACATAGAGGTAGCTGGCTTCGGCGATCAGATCGTCGATGACTTCGGGGGTGAGCTTCATGGTCATTCTCCCATCCCCCGAGCCGCGGCCTGCTGTCGGGCGAGCTGAGCCAGCTCGGCCGGCGTCAGAGGCGGCAGCACTTCGAGGTTGAACTCCGGGACCCAGCGCTGATCCACGATGATGTGGCCCACCTTTTTGGGGTCCTTCCGGGTCTTGATCTGGAGGAACTTGCGGTTCCGCAGCTCCTCGTAGAGCACGTAGGGGATGTGATATCCCTCGTCGGTGGCTTCACCGTAGGGGATGAACTTCTTTACGATCCCCAGATACCGGTTGGCCACCGTGAAGATCTCGCCCTGCAGGTCGCGCTTCGCGGGATTCATGTTGGCGATCCGCACCCGCACCAGGCGGAGCTGCTCCGCGCGCTGCTGGCCGCGCAGCTCGATCTCGCGTTCCTGCGCCGTCATCGCCCGGACCTTGCGAGCGCCGGCGGGCGCCACCGACACGGGCGCCTCTTCGTCTTCGTCGGCGTCCATTTCATCGATCTCCGTCTCGTCGGCCTCGTCGGCCTCGTCGGCCTCGTCGAGCTCACTGAGATCCTCGGTGTCGCCGACTCCCAGTCGTGCGTTCACCCGGTTCCTCAGCGTCTCGAGACCGATGTTGTTCGAGAAGGTCAACCCGAGCTGGGTTGCCCGGCGCTTAAGATGATCAAGCTCGCTCACCGGCGTCTCGTCGTCTTCGTCGTTCGTGGTCTGGTTGGCCATCTGGTCGGGCATCTGGATCAAGTCTCGCTAGTTGTGGAGGTGCTTGGAGAGGTGTTTGAAGCGGTTAGGTGTGGTGTAAGGCCGGAAGCCGGGGGTCATCCCCCGGCTTCCGTCAGCGTCCGGATCAGATCCGGGCGATGGTCTTCAGCAGCGCCAGACGCTCGGGCCGCAGGATCATGATCCCGTAGTACCACTTGATCGAGCTGAACCCGGTTTCGCCGTAGGGATCGTTCCGATCGGCGGTCTCCTTGCCCGGCATCTTGGTGGTGATGACGAACTTCAGCATCTTGCCGCCGGTCTGGAAACCGATCGTGGTGAAAGACCCTTCGCCCACGACCAGCATCGGGAACACGTCGTAGCGCCCGTTGGTGGCCATGTAGCCCGGGTTGGAGCCCTCCGCTGCGCCCGCGCCGGCCCAGTGCAGCATCTCCGGAACCACGACGAAGCGGAACTGGTCGACCGAGCCGATCTCCCCGTTCAGGACCGTGCCGCCCGCGCCGTACTGGTGCGCCGGCACGAAGGCGGGGTTGTTGAACGGGTCGACCATCGCCTTCACGATCGACTCCAGCTCCGACCCGATGAAGATCACCCGACCGGAGTTGATGGTCTTGGTGTCGATCATCCGCGACCCGGAGATGACCTTGGTGTTCTTCGGGGTGCGGTTGTCGTTGAGGATCCGGCTCAGCCGGGCCAGGTCGTCGTAGTCCACCTTCGAGGGGGTCGCGCCCTCGCCGGTGACGGTCGCCGCCGAGGTGGCCGCGCCCGCATAGACCACGACGCCGGCGCCGGCGACGAGGTCCTTCTGCAGCACCGCCTCGGAGAGCTGCACCGCGCCGGTGACCATCTCCCGCGAGATGTGGCTGTAGAGCTCCTCGTCCGAGTCGAAGTCGAGCGACTCCTGGGTGAACTCGGTGAAGAAGCCGAACTTGTGGATCGAGCCCTCGCGCAGCACGCGGGTGAAGCCCACGCGGTTGACGCGCCCGCCGGTCTCGGTCAGCGTCGGCAGCTTGCCGGCGATGGTGCCGAAGTCCTTGGACGAACCGTAGAGATTGCCCGCGGCCGGTTCGGCCGAAACGCCGAGATTGAGCGCGACGACGGCGTTCTTCTTGGTGGTGGTGTTGTAACGCACCGAGAGCGGCCCCACCAGGGTGAGGGTCGCGAGCCCGGTGCCGGCCGAACCATCCGCCCCGGCGGTGGCCACGAGGCGCGAGCCGACGTTGTCGTTGATCGCGGTGGCGGCCGCGGCCTTCGAGGCGTTCGCGATGGCCAGGGTTGCCGAGGGGAAGGTTACCGACCACTCAGTGGCGGCGATGGTCACGCCGGCCGCGTCGATACCCTGGTCGTTGACGTTGCGGTCGTCGAGCAGGGGGATGTAGTGGTAGGCCTTGATGGTCTTGCCGTAGTGCTTCGGCATCGCCGTCACGTCGGCGAGCGACGTGAAATACATCTCCTTCTGGGCCTCGATCAGCGCTTTGCGCTGATAGACCATGATGTTCATCTGGGCGGAGCCGTCGCCCTCGATGGACGACGGCACGCCGCCGGCCGGGTTGTTGTAGGTCAGCATCGAACTGGTTTCCTGTCTTCAGGGAGACGCGCCGGACGCTCGGTCTCGGGGCCTCAGAATGCGGTCTTGATCGCCATGATCTCTTCGTCGCTCATGCTGAGCGGATCGAAGCTACGGTTGACGACCGTGCTTTTGGTGGAGCCAGGGGCCATGGCGAGGGCCTTGGCTGCGGCTCCGGCGGGGGCCTGCACACGGGCTCGGGTGGATCGCGTTCCCAACTCGCGAGCGGGCTGTGCAGCGGCGAGGGACGGCGCAGTTGAGACGACCGTCGTCGTCTTCGTGGCCGGATCCGGTTCGCGGGGCGGCGTCAGCTTGCCTGCGGCGTGGAGTTCGTCCCCGACGCTCTTGTAGGCCTGAATGAACGGAACGTTCCCGAACTCGCCGAGAACCTTGCGGCGTTCGAGTTCGGCGCTGATCTTGGCGTAGATGCCATTGGATCGCTGGCGATCGATGATTTCGAGGAGCGCCGGCTCTTCGAAGATCGCGTTCTTGCTCTCGGGGTCCCAGTCGGCGTTGATGACCTTGACCGTCTCCTTGCCCGTGGGCGTCTGCAAGACGTTCTCCAGGGCGTCGTGGAAGGCCATGTCCGCATCGCTGACAACGTGATTGCCCGGGCGGTAGGTGGACTCGGCAGCGACGTCCAGGTCGAGCGGATCGACCTTGCCGTCCTGAAGCAGCTTCTGGATCGCGCCCTTGTCTCCTTTCGAGAGATCGATGAGATGCGCGATCCGGTCTTCTTGCAGGAGCCCGTTGTTCTCCAGCATGCGCAGCAGCTTCAGATTGGGCTTCAGTCCCTGCATCTTCTTGGTGTAGTTCACGCCCATCTGCATCAGACGAATAGCCTCCTCCGGGGAGGCCGGCGTGAAATCCCGCCCGTTCGCCTTGAACGGAGCCATCACCTGCTTGTAGAGCGCCTCGAAGTCCGGGGCCGCCGCTGCGGCAGGAGTCCCCGCCGGGGGCTGGGCGGCCGTTCCATCGTCTGCCGGCTGCTGTGGTGTGGTGTGACCCGAGGCCTCGGCGGACGGGGTCTTTCCGTCCGCGGCGTCGTGCTCGGATTCGTCCTCGGCGTCCGCTTCCGCGTCCGCTTCGGTCGAACCTTGCGTTTCCGTCACGCTTTCGGTTCCGGCCCCAGCGACAAACGTGTCCGCATCCGCCGCTTCGACGGAGTCCGTCTCCCGGGAGACCGGGATCGGCGCCGTCGGCGCATAGCTCTCAGCCGCGTTGAGGAACTCCTCGTCGGACATGGTCTCGAAGTCGGGAACCGAGGGCGTGGTCATCGAGAGATCACTCCGCTTCGAACTCGACGCCGTGTTCGGCGTGAATGTCGGCGATCGTTTCCCGGCCCTCGGCGATCTCGCGCGCCGCGGCGTTGCCCATCTGGAAGATGGCGCTCAGATACTGCCGGAACCGACTGATCGCCTCCAGCGCCGTCATCACTTCCGACTTGTGCGCGGCCATCGCCGGTTCGGCGAGCAGACTCACCAGGCGCACGGCTTCTTCCTTCAGGTAGCCCTCGTCGAAGACCGCGATGAAGTCCGGATTCTTCCTCAGCCGGTTCAGCATGTCCCGACGGGCCACCAGCTTCTCGGCTTCGGCGATGGAGATCTCGATCTGCTCGACGTCGTCCTGCATCAGGGTTTTTCCTCTGTGTGTCGTCGCCGCGATCCTGCTGGCGACCTGTTCATTATAACCGAGATACCAGCAGTTAGGTCAATACCACTGACCTATTTAATTTTACGCTCCGGTTCTCGAAGGGTTGTAGCGCGCTTTGGCCGCTTCCTTGATCACTGCCGAACGCGCTTGGGATTCCGCCTGAGCGCCTTGCTTGTCGAGATCGCGCAGGTGTTTGGTGCCGGTTTCCTGCTCGACGAAGTCGAGATCGCTCTGATCCGCTTGAGCCAAGGACAGCCGGGCTTTGGCGCGGGCTTCTTCGGCCTTGGCGTCGGAAAGTGCGATTTGCGCTCGCGTTTCGGCGATCTCTGCTTCGAGCTTCACGAGCTCTAGCTCGGTCCGCTTCACCTCGAGCGGATTCGGCTGAGGCTTGAAACTGCGGATGTCGTGGGCCAGCTCCGGCATGCGCTTGAGCTCGGAGATGCTGGCGAGGATCTTCTGCGTGATCTCCCAGGGCGCGGTGTTACCCAAGGTCTGCAGCAGAAAGTTCAGATCCTGCGCTTTCCTTTCCTCGATCTCGTTGGTGGCCACGCTGACCTTGAGGTCCACGTCGCCCTGGATTTCCTCCTTGGATACGGAAACGAACTCCTCGTCCGTGACCTTCACCACTTCCGCCTCGGTGAGGAAGATCTGGTTCATGGCCACGATCTTGCGACCGATCTGCACGACGCCTTCGGCCATGCGCCGCAGAATGCCCATCTCTCGTTTGGCCGCGGCGTCGAGCATGCCCCGCATGCCCGCGGCCACCTCGCCAAAGGCCTCGCCTGAAAGCCCGCCTGAGAACGCCTTCACGCCGGTGAGCGCTTCGGCCTCTTGGTTCTGGAGCTGGAGCATCACCAGCGCCGACTGGGGCAGTTCGGGGAACTTGTGGGCGTAGATGCCCGTCTCCGGGGGCAGGTTGGGATTGAACTCGTAGTCCTCGCCCTGGTCGTAGCGGCGCCGGTTCACCGCATCGAGCATGTTCTTGGCGAAGCCGGTCTGCCCGTTGGCCGATCGACCCAAGAGGTCGATCATACCCCGCGTCAGGGCGCCGAGAATCGCCTGGTTGTCCTCCAGCAGCTCCGCATCCGCTTCGCCGGCGATGGACTTGCGAACCGGCATGTAGTTGGCTACGACCAGGGGAATCTTTTGATCGGGAAAGGGATTGCGCTCCATCCGGATCATCGTCTCGTTGATCCAGGTGGCGACGATGGGCGTCAGTCTCCCGCTGCCGTCGATGTCACGGAAACCCCAGTATTCGTAGGCCACCACTCGCTTGCGCAAGAGATCCTTAAAACCGAGATGGGAGAGGTCCGAGGTTGCGTGATTGGGTTGGTGCAGCGGCGAGGCCGCTTCCCAATTCACGGAATCGAGATTCTTGTAGCGTCTGTCTTTTCTCAGTTCGGCCTGAGAAGTCTCGAAGCTGATGATCGTAAAGTTGGCCTTCTCGACGTCGCCGTTGCAGGACGGATCGAAGTAGACGTTACGAATGTCGAGGATGTCGAGGGTCGGGTGATTCTTCACCACCTTCTCTTCTTCTTCCTGATGCGTGCCGATCAGCTCGGCCATGACCGGCATCTGCAGCTCCGCGCTCTGCTCCACGGAGACCCTCAACTGCTCTTCCATTCGAGCGAAAGCGATGGGATCCTGCTCTCGCAGCGCCAGCCCTTGCTGGAGCATCTGCTGCTCTTCGGGCGCTCCCGCCGGCCGAAACACCCAGTCGTTGACGTCGACCGTCTCGATGCGGGTTTCCCGCACCCAGCCCGGGCGCACCACCACGGTGCCTTCGTCCACCGCCGTGCGGACATACTCGTCGATAAACGCCACGCGGGAGATCTTGTGCGAAACCTGCCAGTTGAGCAGGAGCTCGTTCTGGCGGGCGGCCTGAACGTCGAGCCGCGTTCGGGGCTCGACCTGGAACAGCTTCTCCGCGCTGAGGAACGGCTCGGACAACGCGGCGTAGCGCCATTCAGCCTGGCGACGCACCAGCTTTGGCTGCACCTGCGATCGGTTGACCACCCGGGTCTTCGACCGCGACTTGACCTTTGCCGCCTCGCGCAAGGCGATCCATCGATCGACGCGCGCCACCTGCGCGTCGTGGCCCGGCTGAGCCATCTGAAGATCTTCCTTCAGCATCGCCACCGTGGGTTCCTGCTCCCATTCGGTGAGCTTCAGCGCCTCTGTCAGCCGATGCTGGTTCTGCTCCTCGAAGGATCCGCGCGCAGGGACCATCATCGTCCGCGTGGAAGGAGCGTTCGTCGTCATCACCGCCATGGGAGGGTCAGCCTTTCGCCTGCGGATGCGCGCCGGGACGTCCGTCCGCCCAGCCGAAGATGTGGTTGCCGAGAGTGCGCCAGTCGCCACCGGCTCTGGCCTGACCCCAGGCCGGGTTGGCGACGCTGGGGTTGTAGTAGTGGGTGGCGCCGCTCGTGGGATCGACGTAGCCGCCACTGAGAACCGCGTCCGCGGCCCGGTAGGCCTCGGGCGTGACCCGAATGCTGCTGGGATCGATCGCGCCCTCTCCGCCGGCGTAACCCGTCACCCCGTTCCACATGGAGAATTGCCCGGGCGCCATGATGACGTCTTCGAGCGAGTATCCGCCATATCGCCCCGATCGCACGCGATTGCCGATGACCGATCCCACGGCCAGCATCCCCTCGAATCCTTCCCCCCCGGCTTCGCCTTGAATCGTCCGAGCCAGGAGCTCACGGCCCTCAAGCCCTCCTCCTGACGTTCCGCTCCAGGCGCCGATGCCCTGAGCCAAGGCGCCTCTGGTCGCCTGGGGCTTCTGGCCGCCATTCTCCCCATAGGTTGCGATTCCGAGATGTCCTGCCGACGGCGTCTGCATCGCCGTCGAAACCAGCGGCCGGGATCCCTGGCCGATCTTCCCCATGCCGGCCCAGGCCGCGGCCATCAGCTCGCGGGCCCGCGCCTGAGCGCTGGAGATCGTCCCACGCATGTCGGGAAAATCGGCGACGGGGGAAGGGAGCGCCATGGCTCAGACGACTCCTGCAAAAGGAAGCCGGGCGACCAGGTCTCCGGCGTGCTGTCGCTCGTACTCGTAAGCCGATATCTTGGCGCAGTGCCGCCAGTCCCAGCGCAGCACCAAGAGGCGGGACGCGAACATCACGGCGTCGATCGCCACGCACCAGTACGAGCCTTCGCGCCACAATTCGGCGCAGAGCATGAGATGCGGATCTCCCCCGCGCAGTCCGTTCGCGTACCGCGACATCCGAACATGCCAGGGGGAGACCTGCATAGGCATGGCGGGATCAACCCGCCGGGATGGCGCAGACGACGGCGCGCAGATCCGTCACCATCCGCATGGCGTCGCCGTTGGTCATGCCGGCCACGTCGATCTGGTCCTTGCCGAGGGCCGCCGCGGCCATGTTGCCGAGCGCGACATACTCTCCCGCCGCAGCGTAGTTCCGGGTCCGCAGCTCTTCGTCGCAGAAGGCGGCGACCTTCTCGGCGATCGCCGTATTGGCCAAGAGCTTTCCTGGGGTCGAGAGGCGGAACGCGACGCCGTCGAGACCGGCGCAGGCGGCCAGACCGGTGAACATGACGAACATCAGTGCGAAAACGCGCATGGATCAGAATCCTTCCGGGTGAGCGGGGGCGGTCAGCGCCTCTTCCAGCTTCGCGAGCGCGATCTGGGTCAGCACCTCGACGCCGGGCTTGAGCGCGGCGATGGCGTCGGGCACTGAGGCCCGCGCGTAGGCCACGGCCTCTTTCGCCACGACGTCCGTGGGCACGCCGTCGCCGAGACGCGTGACGGCGGAGCGAACGCCGGTCATGATCGCCGAATGCAGCGCATTGCGCCGCGACTCCTCGATCTTCAGCTTGGTCATCCGCTCGAACTGCAGAATGGCCCAGGTCAGCGCCGTCATGAGCAGCGAGCTCAGAACGGTGATGATCACGGGTTCGATGCCCACGATCACTTCGGTGACGATGCCGTTCATTTGGTCTCTCCGGTGATCAGCGTTTCCAGCCGCGTCATCAGATCAGGATGCACCCCGGCCAAGTTGGTCAGGCTTCGTTTCGAAAACGTGCGGGAAGCGCTCATCCGTCAGCCTCGTTCTGTGCGGTCGCCTTGCATTAGAGCACATCATCCCACATCACACCATACCTAATGGTCAGGGATCGAGCTGGAAGAATACGGCCTGGGTCTCTTCGTAGACGTCGATGTAGTCCTCGACGGCGCCGAACGGGCAGGCGAACTTCAGGCCGAGACTAAGCGCCGTCCGGCCCGGCTCCAGCCCCAACGGCTGCTCGAGCTCAAGCTGAAACCGTCGCGGCTCGAGCTGCAGCTGCGCCACCGGCGGCAGCGTCTTTCCTGCGAGGGGGATCACCCGTTCGTCGGTGTAGATCGGGGTGATCTCGAGCAGGTTGCAGGCAAGGCCCTTGTGGGTCTTGCCGATCACCAGCGTCAGTTGAACCCGTGCGCCTTGGCGCACGGGTTCTCGCACGAAGGAGTGCCCTGAGGGCATGCGGATCAGTCGGTCTTCGCCGGTGACTTGATTGAGCTGCTGTTCGAGCCGCATCAGATCCTCGCGGGTCACCACGTTGAGGTCTTCAGCCAGTCGGTCGATGAAGATCGGCCAGAGCATCTTCATCGCGAAAGCGCCGAGGAACATCGAAATGGAGACGACCAGCGAGGCGAGGAACATTGCGTCTCTGGTCACCGAAGCGAAATGACGCAGCGTCGACATCGTCGACGACAAGGGGGCGGGAGTCGGGGTATCGGAGCCAGCCATGGCGAACCTCTTCTGCAAGGGGAAGGAGAGGAACACGCCGCTGGTGCTCACCACCATGCCGCCGGCTTCCGTGTTTTCTAGAATACGCGGATCCACGACACTCGTCGAGCGTTACTCGCGGCCCGAGAGCTCTTAGATGCGTCGCAACGCACCGTAGATCAGCGACACCGCCACGACGCCTAGAAGTCCCCAGGACCCGCCCCATACTCCCCAGCAGAGACCCGCCGCTACAAAAAACGAATCCGCCGCTCCGTCTCTCCAGCGTCCGCCCTGGCAGAGCTGCCACGCTTCCAGACCGAGGTAACCCACGAACCCCAGCCAGACGGGGACGCCCAATCCATTCAGCGCCCAGGTCACGAACAACCCCAACACGAAATGCCCCAGCTGGTTGGTCACCCAACCATAGGCGTCGTTCGAGAAGTCGTCCGGCATCAGGAAGTTATACAGGAATGATCTCATTCCGCCTCTTCTTCCCGGGACGGCGTTTCCTGCGACACCACCGAAATCACTTCGCTCATGTCGTTAAACGCAGCGACCAGTTCCCCTTCTTCGTCGAAGAACCGATACCCCAGCCCGTCCAGCAGACAGCGTTTTGCCGTAATTTCACGAACAGGTTCTTGGCGAAACGTCACCACATAACGATTCATTATTCGTTCCTCGAATAGGTGCGGAAGAACGCGTCCACGTCTTCGTCCGACAGGTTCTGCGTACCGCGCAGGAGGTCCACCAGCGGGCTGGTTCGTTCCACCACCGTGTGCTTTGCCAGCGTGATTCGTGCGCGCATGCGCGCCTCCGCCGTCGGCAGTTGCTGGATCGTCGCTTCGATGAAGCCGGGAATCGTCCCGCCGCTCGCCAGCGCCACGCCTTCGGCCTCGGTCAGCCAGCCCTCTTGAACGAAGCCTACGATGGCGTCGATCGAGCTCATGCGCATCCGCGCCCGTTCTTCCGGAAGCGGGCTCGGCGGGCTCAGCTCGCCCAACATCCCATCGGCGCGCACCATATGGGCCCGGGGATCCGCGACGCCTTCCCGCAGCAGCAGTCCGCGTTGCGTCGCTTGGAACTGCATAGCCAGGAACGACGCCGGCGAGCACACCCCCGTCTCAATGATCCGAAACCCCCCGTCCACCGGATCGTTCGGATCGTAAGCCACATATTCGATCACTTTCCCATCTCCTCCGCGGACAAGTACCTATCCAGGATCCGAAACCCCCCGCCATGCGAATTCTGGACGAACACCTCTAATTGGAACGTCGTCGTGCCCGAATAATTGCCGACATCGTCCCAGATGAAACTCGTGAAGCCGCCCGTGCTATCGCGCGGCACATTAGGAAAGGTGTTGAGAATTACGTCAGGAAGCCCGCTCCGTCGACGAACCAACCTGAACTGAATCGGGTTGTTCAGGTTCATATTTTCCCAGCCGCCCAGAGCCCGCAACTTCACCCGGGAATTTGCGTTACGCACCAAGACCACCGAACAAACCTGCGACCACACGCCACGTGGAGGATCAATCGGCGACACTCCGGAGACCCGGGCGTAGTCGCTGACCCCGTTGTCGGCGATCTGAAGCCGTCCGACGGTCAGATTTGCGATTTTCGCAGCGTTGACCTGGAGGTTTCCGATCTTCGCGTTGTTGATCGCACCGTTCTCGATCATCGCGTTGACGATCCAGCCGTTCAACGCCTGGAGCGTGTCGATCTTGATCTTGTCTACGGTGACCGCTTCGGCGACCAGCAGCGGCGTGGTGATGCTGTCAGGCAACAGCAGCGTCGCCGCGTCCTGCTTGCGGATCACCTTCGGCGCCCAGAGCCGCATACCGGCATCGGTATCGTCGGCTAATATTCGCCAGCGCCAACGCGCTGTGCCTGAGTACGGCGCAACGACCTCGGTTTGTCGAAAGGCGGGTACGGTCGTCGTCGACACCAAGTCCGAAAGCGGTATATTCTCCGCCAGACCGGAATTGTTCTCGGTGAAATCAAGGTACGGTATGCACCGCGCTTGCGTGCCGCCAATGCGCGACCCCCAAAAACTACACACCAGCCGCTCGTTGGCGCGCACCGGAAACTCGAGCCCGCTCGACGACTTTACCCCGGTCGCACCACCGGCGTTGGTCCAGCGCATCTCCCCGATCGACGGCGCGCCGACGCGCAACGAGTTTGGCACGATCCCAAAGCCTGAGTTCACGCCGCCCCAGCACGCCTGCGACTGCAGCTGGTCATCCGGCACCAGGTTTTCGCCGAGATCCATCACTAGCATTTGAGCGGTCGACAGCGAACGGGGCGCGATCACCTCGCCATGCAAAAGCACGGTGTTGCGCGTCACTTCTCCGTCGACCGCGATCGATACCGCTTCGATACCGGCTCCCGTGCCAGGCCCCGCCTGCGCGATCCATTGAAAGCCCGCCATGGCTCCTTGGGTCGTGGCGAGCGCGGCGGAGGTCTGCGTCACCGTCGCCTCGAGCTCGACCAAGTCGGTGACGTCTTCGAGCCAGATCCCGTCGCAGGCCGACCACAGCGTAGGAAAGGCCTGTTGGTAGTTCAGCCAGGCGCGCAATCGGATCCCCGAAGCGTCCGCCATAACCGCTTGCACGTCCGCAAGCGTGAACGGCTCGGAGGTGAAGTCTCGCCACCCTTCGGCATAGGTCAGCGCCGCATTGGCGACGGCGGGCCAGCGGGTCGTTCCAAACGCCCCGGCGGCGTTCCGGGCTTGCCAACCGGCGTAGACCCGCACCGTCCCTTCGGTCGCGCCAGTGGCGTAAGCCACGAAGCTCGCTCGAATCCGGTAGCGCCGCGCCGGGATCAGATCGTAGTGCCGCTGGGTGCAGAACCCGCCGGTGACCGGCCCATGCAACGCGGTGGCGCGACCGCGTTGCGGACCGACCGACCAGGACGCCGGCGAAAGCGCCAACCCGGTGTCGGGACTCACCCAGCCTTCCAGCCCCAATTCGAATCCCGTGGCTCCGCTGATCATCGCCGCTTCCGACCGAGCGGTGGCGCTGACCACGGCGCTGGCGTTGGCGGCGACCGCCGCGCCTTCGGCGCTGATCCGCGAGACCGAGGCCTGGGAGGCGCTGGTCGAGGCCTGGCCGGCGCTCGTCGACGCGTTGGTGGCGCTGGCGAGCGCGGACTGAGCCAAGGCCTCCGTGTCGGTACGATAGGTCGCGGCGGTCGAGGCCGAGCCCGCGGCTGCGGTGGCCGAATCCTGGGCGTCGCTGGCGTTCGACGCGGCGGTCACCGCATGAGACGAAGCAGCGCTGGCGGCCGCCTCCGCGGCCGTCTGGGAGACCAGCGCTTCCTCGGCGCTGGTCACCGCCGCCTCGGCGTACCCTTCCAGCGTCAGCATTTGGGTGACGTCTTCGAGGATGATCGCCTGAATGTCGACGTCGTTCGTCCCGGCGATCGAATCGATCGTCCGCGCCCCGATGCGAAAGAACCGCGTCGAGGGGTTTCCAGTGACCGGGATCGTGTAGTCGAAGCTCACCAGTCGCCAGGCTCCGCCTTCCAGCGTCCCCATGTTTGGGTACGTCGCGTCCACGACCTCCAGGTCGTCGTTGAGCTCCGCCACCATTCCCGAGATGACCCCGGCCAGCGTCACAGGCGCACGCGCCATGACCGTGACTCGGTAGGTCATGCCCGGGACCCACTGCAGCACGATCTGGGTCATGAACCGGACGTTCGTCGTCACGCTCGCCGGAACCGTCACAAAGCCGACATTCTCGATCACCTCGGGATGCATGCCCGAGTCGCCGGCGACCCCCTCGGGATCATGTCGCCAGGCGACATCAGTCACCTCGGAGGAGACCATCTTGGTCGATCCAGTCGAGGCGCGGGTCACCGAGGCCGCGGCGGCGATGGCGCTCAGAGACGCTTCGGTCGCCTTGGTCGTGGCGGTCGTAGCGGACCCCGCAGCGCTGTTGGCCGACGTGCTGGCCGCCACGGCCGCGGCTTCGGCCAGGTCCTTGGCGCCTTCCGCAGTGTCCGCCGCCGCGAAGCTCGCGGCGATCCCCTCCATCGCCGTGGGATAGGTGAAGCCCTCGAAGATCGAGTCGAGCACCGCACGGTTGTTGTCGGCGGCGAGCTGCGCCGCTTCCGCGGCTGCGCGGGTCACCGGCAGGTCATCGTCGAGGATGGCGTCGGTCGTTCCGAACAACAGGTCGAGCGCCGTCTGAGCCTCGGCGTACTGGCTGCGCATCTCCGTCGCGGCCGCTTCGGAGGCCTGAACCGCTTCGGTGATCTGCTGCTCGATCTCCTGAGCCAGTTGTTGACCCAGGACGTCACTCGCTTCACCGACCTGTTGCGCGATCTCTCCACGCAGCTCGTCGCGCAACCGCTGGATCGCGGCGTCGGTGTAGACCTGAGCCGCGAGACCCACCTCGTAGATCCGGCCATGGGCCCCGTCGGCTCGGGTTTGAGCGGCGTCGGCGTCGCCCTGAGCCACGGCGATCCGCACCGAGTGCTCCGCGTCGGCGTCTTCACGGGTCTGGATCTCTTCGGCGAGCCGGGTCTCCAGATCCGGCAGCCGGTAGAGCTCGAGCGTGTCGGCCCAGAGCTGAATGTCGACGACGGCGGGCATCAGACGAAACCCTTGTCCCGCAGCTTGTCGAACGCGTTGGAGCTCGATTCCTGACTCATGTCGTTGAGTTTCGCCTCCGCGCAGAGCTGCTCGTAGCGGGCGAGCAACTCTTTCGAGCGCGCCACATGCGCCTCTCCCGACATGCCGGCGAAGATCGCCGCGGCGGTGCGCGCCTGCAGCGCTTCTTCGAGCGCCGGCATGATCTGAATCGACCCGCTGAGGGTCAGAGGCGGGTGGTTGGCCTGGTACTCGATTTCGAATTGCTCGCCGGGCAGGGCGGTCAGAAGCCGAATTTCGTTGTAGGCCAGGGTCTTGACCGCATTCGTTGCGTTCTCTCGGCTGTTGACCAGGAAATCAAGACTCTCGTCCAATCCGATGGTCGCGGCGACGTCGAGCCGCCGCACTCCAAGGATTCGAATGACGTCGTCGGCGAAAGGCCTCGGCATCGCCGTCACGTCTTTGATGTAGTGCGGTATGGTGGGGTGCGCCAACAGGTTGCTCTCGGCATGCTCAGAGCTCAGCACGTAGGAGTCCACCTCGCTCATGGCCTCGAGCGTGAGAAAGGCGATCCGAAGTTGAAAGCGGGTGTAGAGGGCGGTCAGCGCAGTCGTCACGGCTGCGAGCGCTTGGGCCTCCCTGTTCACATCGATCGAGCCCGCGCCTTCCATGCCAATGGCGAGGTTGGAAAGCTCGCCGTAGCTGAGCCGGGTGAACAGATCTTGAACGAGCATGAGGAAGGACCACTCCCTGGGAGTTCGAAAACGTCAGACGACGTAGGAGGACAGCGAGGAGTGGCCCACATCCTCGGGATCGCTCATGTCCCAGACCCCGTCGTCGTTTTGGGTCTGCGGCGCGTCTTCGGAGGGCTTCCAGGGCTTAAGGTACATGAGCATGGAGACCGTGTCGATCATGTCGTCGTTTTTCGACTTCAATCCGCCGACGGTGGCGAGCTGAAGCTCCTGCACCAACTCGCCGATCACCTGGCTGGTCTTGAGCTCGGTGGGCAGATAGATCTTGCCGGCCTTGAACAGCGGCACCGCCAGGTTGAAGCGCGAGAGCTTGTCGAGCTCGGGACGGATCCCCGGCTCGCCGTTCGGACCTTGGGCGAAGCTGAACCAGATGTTTCGGCTCATCATCTCGTTCTGAAGCCAGTGAATGAACGCCCCCTGCTGTCCGGAGGTCTCCACGCCCACCATCTGGGGACGGTACTCCGAGACCAGCCGGAAGAGATCGTTCACGCTCTTGTCCATGGTCTGCTTGGCGCAGACCCCATCCACCCAGAACCAATCGCCGTTGGCGTTGTAGGCCCAGACGGAGATCGCCGAAAAATCGTTGTGCTGCTTCGCTTTCGTCGCGAAGTCGGTGGTGATGTAGAAGTTGAACCGGCTTTTGTTCTGCAAGAGCGCCTGGCGGGAGTACCAGCGCAGCTCGGCGTCCTGAATCAAGCGTTCGGTCTCGGAGGAGATGCGCAACATAAGCTCCTGGTTGAAGCTGGCGAGCCGACCCTCGAGCACGGCTTTTTCGTACTGGGCCTGCACGAAATCGTAGGTGAAGCGGTCCTCCCAGGCGCCGCGAAACTCCGCACGCGAGCAAGGGAAACGCTCGCAGACCGGCCAGACGTTGACGTGCCAGGCGCCCGATTCCACCGCCTCGTAGAGCACGTCGCTCTTGGAGAAAGGGGTGCCGTTGAAGATGGTCTTGCGCCTCGTCGGGTGCAGCGCGTAGTCGACGCCTTTTGAGACCGTGTCGCGGATCGCGTCCATCGAAGCCTTCGACTTGGCGTCGTCATCCGAGACCAGATCGTCGAGCACGCACAGCGTCGGACGCTTGCCGAAAATCTTGGTGCCTCGCAACCCAGTGTTGTGGGTGCGGAAGAAATCCGCCGCCACGAACTGGCGCTCGCCATTATCGACTGCGATGCACTGACTCGGCTCGTCGGCAATACGCTCGATCGAGATGATAGCCATCTTATCATTGCGGGGCGGGCGTTGCCGCTCCAGCTTGCGAGGGTTACGAAACAGCGGCTGACTGATGCGGACCGAACACCGGAAGGCCCGGACATTGCCCTTGTCGATCCAGCGGGCCTCGCCTCCCAGAGAGCGGGCCAGCCACATGACATCTTCGACCAGCCCGCAGCTGGCAGAACAGAAGGACGATTTGCCGTCGGTGGTGCAGGTCCCGTCGGTATCCATCAAGCCCTGGAGGATCGCAAGACGCTGCGCGATGGAGCCATAGAGGAACTCGGTCGGGACACGCTTCTTGCTTCCATGGGTGTCCAGCCCGTGCATCGAGACGTACTGGCTGATCCCCTGCACAGTCCTTGAGAAGGTGGCTGGGTGGCGTTTGTCGCGCCAGATTTTGCCCAGATTGTAGGGGACCCCCCGCTCGAAAATTGGCCAGTCATCCTCATGCGCAGTCAGGACCACAGGCACGTTGCCTGCAGCCTTTCCGTTCATGGAGCCATCGCCGATCAGAACGCCGACCGTGTAAGGATCAATCAGAATGTCCTGGTTTTCCGGCCACTCCATAGGTTTGGGGTTCTCTACCCAGATCAGCGGCCGTTGACTGCCCTGAGGATCCACGGCGAAGAGCGGCAACGCCAGCAGCTCCTGTGTGGTCAAGGTCTGCTCGATCAGCTCATATTTCGAGAAGGTGCGCTCCGAGAGGAACCGTTTCACATGCACCTGGTTCAAGTGATCTTCGCTGACCTTGAGACGGCGCCCATCCTGAAGCGTCAGCGCGTACATAGGCTTGTGAAAGATCGCACTCTTGTGCGTGATCCTTGTAGGCTTTCCGTCGGCGCCCATGATCCGGTCGCCCACCTGACAATCGCCGATCGTGGTTGTGCCGCCGGTCGCCAGAAACAGCGGCGTGTCCAGACTGAGCGCCTTAGCGCCGAACATTTTGACGCCGAGTAAGTTGTTGGTCTTTGACCTAAACTCCAGGTAGTTGTCAGTGAATTTTACCTGTTCTCGTGGAAGCCAATCTTGAAGAAACTCAGAGTTGTTGTAACGAAACTCTATGTTTTTTCGTGCCGATTTTACGCCGTTGTCCAT